AATCCCATTACAATCCAAACCTTCCTTTGACTGCGTCAAAGTTTTGTTTAACTTCTGCTGCAGTTAATGCTTTATTATATACCATGCAGTAAGCAATTTTTGCATTACCAAAACGTGTTCCAGCAAGACCGATATCATATCCAATACCTAAACTGCTTGTACTGGATGAAACAGTGTTTGATCTTGCCTTGCTACTACCTTGTATTCCATTAAGATACAATCTTATAGTAGTTCCATCATAAGTTCCAGTCCAATTATGCCACTGTGTAATATCAAATGTCGAGTCATTTATAGTTGTAGAATCAAATCCTCCTGCATGTATGTACCATCGAAATTGTTTACTTCCAATTTGTGGATGAAGTATGAATTGATTTCTTTTAGACATCAACCAACCAGTTTCATTCCAATTTGTTGTGTTACTTTTTACCCAACAACTTGCAGTTATACCTGGACTTAGGCTAACATGATTAGCTATTTCAAAATAATCACCGTCTCCGTCAAAATCAAAATGTGAAATGCCGTCTGTAGTTGCAAAAGTAGGATTACCATTTGCTGTTGCATCTTGGTTTTTTGGAGATAAATCTGTCCAAGTAGTGCCACTACCAGAATAAGATTTTAAATTTCCAGCATCAAGCAATGTTACTAATCCATCTGTAATTATACTTGGATTATATGCTACACCCATGTTAATACTCTACAGTTATTTTGTCGATATCTTTACGCTCACCATAAATTGTATAAAAGCAATTGATTTCTTTTTTAATAACGTTATCATTTCCAATAGTTACTACGTTATCAGCTATGTCTTTTACATATAATTTTTGATGCTTACCGATAGGTGTTAATTCTACAGTTATTGTTTCTTCATCAACAAGTCCTGTCCAGTAATCAGGTAAATTTATCTTAGAACAATTTGCGCGTCCTCTTATATAAACTCCGTTTTCAGGACCCTCGAGAGATCCATATCTTAATCTCTTACCTTTTTTAGTCGGATGTTTGATATCAAATGACTTACTAGTCGCTATTAACGGACCGCCAATAGTGAGTGTGTTTGTTGATTTGGCGAATGTAAATTCAGCATCGGCACCAAAAGCACCGCCATCATTAAATTGAACCATGGTGTCGCCACCGGCTACTGCTCCACTGCCTGAACCTCCACCTGATATTGTAATAGTTTTAGTAGATCCTGATCCAGAAGCGACAACGCCAGCTCCAACAAAATTTAATGTCGTTGCAAGAGTCGATAAGCTACCACCAGAATCTTGTATCGTAATACCGCTACTTATACCTAAGTTAGCCGGTGTAATTTTTTTCATCGTGCCGCCATCGTCGACTAAGACGAAGTCAGCGTCAGAAGCAGATGTTGTGGTAGTTGGTGCGTTAGAATTAGATGTTGATATAAGCGTGCCAGTTGCTGAAGGAAGCGTTAGTACTACGTTACCACCAAATGTTGCATGTGCTGGTGCTTGTATAGCCGCATAGTGTGCGTTAGAATCTTCACAATATAATCTTACTTGAGATTGAGTACCAGTATTCTTAACATTAAGTATGCCAGCTTCAATTGTAGCAGAATCAGTTATTAAATGTCCAACAACTTCTGCACCTGAATCTGATACTGTAAATCTTCTTATGCCACCGTGTGTAATTTGTAGATTACCTGCTCCATTTGCAAAAACGTTAGGTGATTCGAATATTGCAGTATTACCACCATTCCAACTAAGACCTTCACCATTACCGGGGTCATTAAATGTAAGTGCATTAACACCATCTATATTATTATTATTAAGTCTTAAAACAGTTGCTACTGAAGTACTAGTAAATCGTAGAGAACTAGTAGTACCACTTATTGTTAAATTAGTTAAAGTAGCAGAATCAGCGTTAACAGTTCCAGTAACTGTAGCGCCATAAGCAGAAGTTTTAAACTTTTCAGTTCCATAATGATAAGCAATTGCTTCACCAGTAGAGCCATCGGCTCTAAAGTATTGTGAAATATTACCAGCGCCGTCGTCAGTTTGTAAAACAATATCTGCGTCATTAGTGTTGTTTCTTATAATAATATCACCAGTTTGATTATAAAGTTCAAAACGAGATCCGGTATGTTTTATTGTTGTATCATTATCAGTTCCAAATTCTATATTAGCATTGTCAACAAATTTAATACTGTATAAATTTGACGCAACTTTAAGTCTTTTAGCTGAGCGGTCATAGAATATAGCACCAGCAGAATCAAAATTTACATCTCCGCCAAAGGTAATATCATGATTAAAGTTTGAATCAATCATTGCCTGTGTGGCAGCAGAATCAGTTGATGGTAACTGACGTGCTTGTACATACGCGGAATCTACAAATGTTTGAACCCTTGCGTTTGTATAGTATAAGTTGCTTGAACCTTCACTTAAATTATCTGTAGTTTTCGTAGCTAATCGATTATCAAATCTTGTATCTGTGTAATATAGGTTTGCACCTTCACTTAAATTAGTAGTTGTAAATCCTGTAAAGTTACGAGTACCAATTTGAAGTGCATGGCCCATGTAACCATGAGCTGAACATTGATAATGTAATACAGAAGGGGTGGATTCTGTTATTAATATTCTTGCAAATGTTGATCCAGTTGTAACGTTGGTTGTATACTGTGTAGTCTTTGCAGCATCATAATAAAATCTAAATGGGTGGCTTGACATATCACTTGAACTGAGATTAAATTGATATGTTCTTCCAATTTTTAAATTAAGTATTGGTGATTCTGTTCCATCGATATAGTAAGCATTACCACTACCACCGCTGTAAACATGATTTGCAGTTTTTGAATTAACCGTTACTGTAAAATCTGCAGAATCAATGTGTTGATTTCTCTCAACTGCGGTATTAGCTGAATCTTTTGCTAAGACATAATCACTATCAAAGTTTTCTTTAGTGTATACATCTTCAACGTCAATACTAAATTGACCTGTTCCAGAGTTATATGATAAATCTCCACTTGCCGAAAACATTCCACGAACGTTAGCAGAATCAATATTAATAGTTCTTGATGATGCAATGTTACCGCCACCGGTTAATCCATTACCTGCAATTATTGAAACTCCTGTATGAGCAACGTGTTCATCTGCTACAAAGTCACCGAAGTCATCATGCTTATAAAGAGAATATAATTCTGATGAATCAATCTTAATATCACCAGAAGATAGTCCTATACCAGAACCGCCTGTAAAGTGAGCTCTTACTTCAGATGCACTAGGTCCTGTATATGTAAATACTCCATTACTTGAATTGTAACTAAAAGATCCGTCACCGCCAGCGTCTGTCGCTGATACATAACCTCTTATTAGTGGCCTGTAAAAATTTGTAAGTTCAGATGAATCAATCTTAATATCACCTGAAGAGATTCCAATACCAGTTCCGCCAGTAAAATGTGCACGTACTTCTGATGCACTTGGCCCAGTGTATGTCATTACGCCTGTGCCAGAGTCATAAGTGAATGAACCATCTCCACCCGCGTCAATTGCAAGTAAAGAGGCTTTCGCGTCAGAGTCTACACGGGCAGTGGTGTAATATAAGTTAGTGCCTTCAGCTAGATTACTTGTTGTTTTAGTTGTAAGTGCTGAATCAAAGTCAGAATCAAATCCTAGGTACTGACCTTCGAAAGGTTTATTAAATACAAACTTATCACCAGATGCTGAATAATTAAGTGTGGCTGACGCACCATTTATTGTTATACCTGCACCATCGGCAGCTGCAGCATCTGCAGCAGAATCTGCAAGTACTATGTTCTTATCATTTATACTTACTGTAGTAGAATTAATTATCGTTTGTGTACCTTCAACTTGTAAGTTACCAAGTATCTTAACTGTACCAGTGTTATCGCCTACAGTTGCGGGATCAATTATAAATTCTGCAGGACCTCTTACCTGATTAAATGTAACGTTATCAGTGGTTGCAACTGGTTGTCCTATAGCAATTACACCAGTTGATGAATCATAAGTTACACCCGTTCCGGCGAGTAATGACGCCTTTGCTGCGCTATCAGCTCTTGCATCCGTATAATATAAATTTGTTGTGCCTTCTGGAACGTCATCGGTGTTAACTTGATTTGTGCCTGTACCAAAGTCGATATGAGTATCATCAATACCATCTGCCTTTATACTTACGGCACCTGAAGTTACACTAAAGTGTTCAGTGTCAAATGATGCTATACCTTTGTTAGATGTGGTAGCATCTTCACCAGATATTTCACCTGATGATATATCAATACCTTCGCCTGCAGAAAAGTGTGCTCTTACTTCAGAAGCTGATGGGCCGGTATAAGTTAACTTACCAAGTGCAGAATCATAAGCAAAAGATCCATCGCCACCGGCATCAACCGCGTTTATGAATCCTCTAATATGTTGTCTGAAAAAGTCTGTAAGTTCTGATGAGTCAATTTTGATATCACCAGAGTTAATTGCAATACCTGAACCACCACTAAAATGTGCCCTTACTTCACTCGCACTTGGACCAGTATATGTAAACGTACCAGTAGTAGCATTATATGCAAATGATCCGTCACCACCAGCATCAGTTCCAGATATGTAACCTCTTATTGTTTGTCTATATAAATTTGTTAGTTCAGATGAATCAAGGCGTATATCGCCAGTTCCACTATTATAACCGATACCGTCGCCACCACTAAAGTGAGCGCGCACTTCGGCTGCGCTTGGTCCAGTATAAGTATATGCACCAGTTGATGAGTCGTATGAGAAAGAACCGTCACCACCTGCATCAACAGCCGCCATGTGTGCTCTTACTTCGGTCGCGCTTGGTCCTCTGTATATAAATTTACCAGTAGCTGATTCATATGAAAAGGCTCCATCTCCACCTGAGTCGATTGCAAGAAAATGTGATCTTACTTCAGTTGAGCTAGGGCCTGTATATGTAAAAACTCCTGTTGAACTGTTGTATGCAAAACTACCATCACCACCAGCATCAGTTGCTGAAAGATGAGCTCGTACTTCTGCAGGGCTTGGACCTGTATAGGTTATTACTCCAGTAGTAGCATTATAACTAAAAGAACCATCACCTCCGGCGTCTGTTCCTGATATATAACCTCTTATGTCTTGTCTGAAAAATGATGATAATTCTGATGAGTCAATATTAAGAGTGTTTGTTGTATTATTATAGTTTAAACCTACACCTTCGAGTACTGCGCTGTCAAGTGTTAAATTAAAATCACTATCAAAATTTTCTTTAGTATATACGTCTTCTACATCAAATTGAAATATGCCTGCACCGGTATCATACGACAAATCACCAGCACCAGTAAACATTTGTCTTATTTGTGATATAGATCCCTGTAAGTCGATATTTACTGGTGTACCAGTACTATCTTTAGCTCCAAACGTGCCACCTGAATCTTTTAAATTGATTCCTCCTAAGTGTATCGTTCCACCACTTAAATATAAATCTTTAAACTTCTTAGCACTATCACCTAAGTCAAACGTACTATCAAGAGTTGGTACTATATTTCCTTGAGTTGAAATACCAGTAACGACTGGAGTTGAACTTGAATCGATTTGAATTAAGAGCTTATCACCGCCTGGAGTATAAAATTTTTCTAAACCATTATCTGTTAATAAATCGAAATTTTTAAATGCATTTTCTGATGAATCATATACTAATATTTGACCATCAGATTTACTTGCAACGTTAAAATCAGTAAATGCATCTAGTGATAAGTTTTCGATTGCAGTTGAGACTGGTGTGCCTACTACAATCTTTTTTATAAAAGTTGTTTGACCTACTGTGAGTTTAATTGCCATCTATACCTCAAGTAACCTGAGGAGTAACTTGTATGCGTCCTTCAAGTATTCTTTCAATAATAGTGTTACCTGAACTATCTGTAAACGATATTTCAACATCATAAACATGTCTGCCGGATCTTAATGCAGCTGTTTGAGAATTTGTAAGAGTAAGCGTAGTTATTCCGCCTGTAACATCAGTGACATTTGTTGTAAAAGCGGTTGCTTCACCAGCACTATCCGCATAATTTTTTTTAACTTTTGCTGCCACAGAGTAGCCGGTTAAGTTCTTTGCTGCACCGTTTTTATCGACTAAATGTAGTTCTATTGAGGTATCAGCACCTTGGTCAAAGGTGAATTCTTGAAATTGGGCCATGAAATACTCCAGTTGATTTCTTTGTCGGACGTTACCGCCCCTGCCATTTAATCTATTTATACAAAAACACGTTTATAAATACAATCATGAAAAACTTTAATTACGTAGGATGGGATAGCCCACACCGAAAACTTGCTAATGTATTTTGGAAAATCAACAGATACTGCAATTATTCATGTTCTTATTGCTGGCCTCACGCACATTCGAATAAAAAAGATTTTCTTGATGAAAATACATACTTATTAGCTATTGATCATATGATAAATCAGTTTAAAAAAAATGGATTTGATGCTATAGGATGGGGGTGGGCTGGTGGAGAAGTAACTTTTAATCCACATTTTTTAACAATATTAGATGAGATTCAATCATATAAAATGAAGATGACTACTAACTTAGTTACTAATCTTTCTCAATCTTTAAAATGGTGGAAAATTTTTGTTGAAAATACTAAGAAATTTAAGAAAGTAAGAGTAAATGCCTCTTGGCATAAAGAATATCTAAAAGAAGAAAATAAAAAATTGCTATTTAAAGAAAAACTTGTTTTTTTAAAAGACAATAATATTTCTACTGTTGTAAATTGCGTAATGTTACCTGGTGAATTAGAAGAAATGAAAAAACTTACAGATTTTTTTGATAAAGTTCAAATACCGGTTATGATAAAAGCTTGTCGCGATGGTGGTAAAGTAATTAAAGGATATACAAAAGAAGAATTTGATTATGTACAAAAACAAATAAAACATAAAAATCCTAAAGTTATGCTTACAATAGATGATGATAATAACGAATATTATTATAGTTCAGCAGAACAGCTTATAGCTGGATCAAACTTAAATTTTTTAGGTTGGCAATGCACAGCAGGTTATCAGTCTATTACAATAAGTGAAAATGGAACTGTTACAAGAGGTAGCGTTTGTAAGCCACAGATTCTAGGAAATATTAAAACTGGATTTAAAATTTTTGATAAAGTAGAAAAATGCATTACAAATTGGAATTGTCATTGTGGTTCTGACTTAAAAATGCCAAAATGGAGATCAGATGAATATAATATGTCTGAAGTGGGGCGATAAGTATAGTCATATTGAAGTAAATCGCTTGTATAAAATGTGTCTTAAATATTTTAAAGATGATTTTACTTTTACTTGCTATACTGAAAACTCAAATCAAATTAATAAAGAAGTAAAAATATTACCATTAAAACTTGATTATGATCTAGAAAAATGGTGGTGGAAATTAACTTTATTTGAAAATAAAGTTAGTGATTTAACTATGTTTTTAGATCTTGATGTTGTAATACAAAATGATATTACTCATTATAAAAAATATTATCAAAAAAACAAAATTTATACAATAAAAGCTTGGTGGAAACCACATGCAAGAAATGCAAAACCTATGCCACCAGGATTTAATATGGACTTAAACTCATCAATAATAATATGGAAAGAAAACTTTAACGATATTTGGAAACATTTTAATGATAATCCAGAATATTATATGAATAAGTATCAAGGAATAGATTCTTATCTATACTTTCATCACTTCGATAAACTTAAATTTTTTCCTAGAAAAGAAATCTATTCGAGACAACACGGGTTTGATGAATATAATATGTGGAGTCATGGAAAAAGAGTTCCTTTGTTTTTTGATGAGTCGTATAATATTTGTATATTTAATAAATGGAAGATGGACAAAGATTATGGTGGACAAGGTTTGCCATTGGATGCTTATAAAGGAATGGAAAAGTTTTGGAAATAAATTATAGTAAATGTTTAGATTGGTTTTATAGAAAGCATCCGGAAAAAATAAAAGATTATATTCAAAGTGTTTCTCCAAAACAAATCGAGTGTAAGCAATGGTTAGTAGATGAATTAAGTAATATTACAAATTTTAATAACATCTATTTAATTGGTGGTTGGTATGGGTTTCCTCTTATTAATTTTTTGGAAAAAAGTAACTTAATTAAAAAATTAGTTAATATAGACATGGACAAAACTGCAACAAGTGTTTGTGTAAACTTTAGTAAAATTTTTGATTATGATTTTGTTAAAACTGTTTCTAAGTCAATATACGAGCATACTGAAAATTTTATTGATGCTGATTTGATAATTAACACATCATCTGAACATATGTATGATATGCCAATTATTATGAGAAATAGAAACTTTAATAAAAATTGTATTTTTGCTATTCAAAGTAACAATATGAGTCATATAAGTGATCACATAAACTGTAGTGCTTCATTAGAAGATTTTAAGTTTAAATCAAAATTTAATAAAATTATTTTTGAAGGTGTAAAAAAATTTAATAATTATGAACGATACATGATAATAGGATTATACTGATTTAATATCATCTATCATCATTTGCCAAAAATTTTCATCAGGTATAACAAACCCTAGTGTCAATCTGTCTTCATAAGCTCGAGCACAGTGCCAAAATAATTTATTAGGTTCTTTATTACTACCGTAATAACCAACTTTTGCCGTCCATCCGGCTGCATCAAACATTGTCACTGTTTTTAAGTCAGTTGGTTTTTTATATCTAAAAAAGCCATTTCCGTTTTTTGTATACGAAAATAAAATATTGTAACCGTTTGCATTGTGATTATTGTGCCAACCCATATATCCATTTTTTGGATAATACATTTTTACAGCACAGTTTCTAGAACCTAATATAGAATTAAAATCTTGATCTATATTCCTTATTTTATCTCTAAAAGATATAGGAGTTGAATATGCACAAGCTAAATCAATTCCATGTGTTTCTTCTGGAAACCCTACATGATTTTTTTTATTAATAGTATTATAATATTCTTCACTAGTATAATATTCGTCATTGTCTTTTTTGCCTTTAAGTTCAATTTTATTTTTATCAACTAAATTAAACCAATCTGAAAAATCATTTAAAAGATTTAATAATTCTTTATTGTTAATTTCAATACTTTGCATTTCTAATACTTCTTGGTATAGGCTGATGTGTTATTACAACCGGCTGATTATTGAGTTCTTCTTTTTTATAGCAATAAACAAAGTTCCATCTTGCATCCGGATCTGGAAAGTAATCTCTTTTAATTTTATATTTAGTCTTGTTTTGCAGCCACCAATAGGTCCACATGTCCCACGGCCTTAAATATTCTGGATATAATTCATAGTTCCAATTCCATAATCCAGAGTTTTGATCTACATAAAGAAGCCACCACTGTTTCATAAATTCAAGTGTGTGTTTTTTATTATTATATAAAAATAAACCGCAATGATCTTCAAGCTTGCCTCCTTTAAATGTTGATTTAATTGAAGCTGCATATGTTCTTGCTCGAGTAATTGTAATATCATTTTCATGATTATGCTGATTAAATATTAACTTTACGTCTTCATGACTAACAAAAGTATCGCAGTCTATGTAACAGGTTAATTTATATGGTGTTCTAGAAAGAGCCCAAAGTTTTGTTCTTTTATGATTAGGTACATTTTTAGTTATTATATTATCAAAAATATTATAATCATTTTCTTCAGGCCAGCCATCTATCGTAAATAAAGTTATTTTACTTTCTGGCCAATATTCTTTTAAACTTTGTGCTGAGTATCTTGCTGCTATTAAGAATGCTTTATTAATAGTTGCAACATAGATAAAACCATTATTCATTTTCTTTTAAGATCAACGCTGCTGAATAAGCAGTTACTTCAAATATAGTTTTAGCTTTTCTTATTTTAGATTTAAGTTCTCTATTTTTAGATTTTTTGATTTCTTCAATCTCAAAAGCTTCGAGCTTTGCTGAAAACAGCGCATCAGCTTTCATTCTTTCAATTTGTTCTTTTTCTGCTTCTTTTTTCTTTTGTCTATTTAAATTATCTTTTTCTAATAATTCATTTGTGTATGAATCAATTTGTTCTATTGTAAAAGTTTCAAATATTTCTTTCCAGTCTGGATTACCATCATTTGTGTTTACGACAGAAGCAATTTGTTCTTTTCCATCAGTGAATCTAAATTTACACATGACTTGTGTTTTTTGTTGATTTCCCCAATAGGGGTCTAATATTGTGCGTGACATTATATAACTCCAATAATTAAGCGATTCTCACCCATAACCTAACTGTACTTATAGTTTCAGTAGTATTTTGAACTCTAAGACCTGCAAAAGTATCATTAAAAAAACCTGTGAAAGTATTATTAAATGAACCAGTAAAAGTTTTTGCTATTGTTCCAGCAAAAGAACCACCAACGTTTCCATTAAAGAATGCAGTGTATGTTGTATTAAAAAAACCTGTAAAAGTATTATTAAAAGTGCCAGTAAATGTATTTGAAAAACTTGGACCAGCAAAAGACGAAAGCGCAATCTCATATCGAGTATCATTAAGCGCTTGGCCAGCAACAACCCATGTGCCACCACTCGTTGGAGCGTTTGTTTGTAGTTTATATTGCCCTACGCCAGATTTGATCTGATTTCTTAGTCTTGTTGTATACTGTTTAATTTCTGTGTCAGTCATTTCTCTTAAAGATGAACTGGCGGCCACATACTTTAATGGCCTTACTGTTGCCGGTGTACTTGCAGGTGCTGATTTTCTCCACAGTTTTGTAGTGTTAGAAGTATTTTGTAAACTATCTGTTATTGTGGCTTTTTCAACCCATGTTCCATCAGTCGGTGCAGAAGGCTGCAGCTTATACATTCCTACACCACTGTTTACTAGTTTTGTTTGAGTGTCTGCAATAAAGTCAACGTTAACTTTAGTGTCGTTCATTCTCTGGATATTATCTCCAGAGCTATCAAGTGCTAGTGGTCTTGTTGAATTTGATATGCTTTCAGATGCTGTACCTAAATTTTGATAAAAGTTAAATAAGGTTTGTTGAACGCTACTATCAGATGCTTCAGTACCAGGAGCGTTTGCTCTATTTGTATCAGTAAATGTTCCAATTAATGTTAATCCGCTAGTAATACCCGGATTTACCAATACTGATCCAACATCTGAGTCCGATGAATTAAAATCTGTTAATAAAACATGAGCTAAATAGTCTTTATCAGCAGAATCATTCATCTCCTGAATTACAGAACCACTTGAAGTCTGTTTAAGAACGACATTAACCATAATTTAACTTCCTGGTGAACGAATAGTTTTTAATGTGTTACCTGCTACATCTTTTATCAATATAGTTACAGCACTTGCAAATTTTGCACTCGTAATTTGATTATCTGCTAACTTACCGTTTTCTATTGTTGTATTTGCAATTTTTGCATTTGTAACTGCTAAGTCATTAATTTTTGCGGTTTCTACAGCATCAGTTGCTAGCTTGCCGGCAGTAACTTGTAAATTAGCTATATGAGCAGTATCAATCGAAAGATCTGTATAGTGTTCAGAATTAATTGCATCATCAGCTATTTTATCGCCGTTAACTGCATCGGCTGCTATTCTATCAGTCGTGACAGAGAGATTTTCAAGCATGCTACTATTTACTGTACCTGTTGGAATAAAGAATCTCTTTTCAGACGAATCAAAACCAATACCATTTGCACTATCTTTTTGAAACAATGAAGAAATGCTAGAGTTGTTTGCACTAATATTTGTGTTTATTAAGGCTTGTGTTTCTGCACTATCATATGAATTTGCACGAATCACTGAAGGTGCTCGAGCGCTATCAAGTAAGTTTAATCCAGCTACTAGAGATAGTATGTTGTCTGAGTCTGTTTTAAGCACAAGTGAATTAACAGAATTTATAGCTTGCACTAAGTCAGAGTCAGCACTACCCGGTATGTTAGCCAAATTAGCAGGATCACCGACGTTAACTGATATTTGATTCGTTTGATTTACGAGCGTAGTTACTGGATCTGCTAATGCTATTATCGGTCTAACCATCTAATTTCTCCACTATAGTTTTAAGCATAGATTTAATATCACCAACTTCATTTTTTAAATCTTCAAGTTCTTTTTCTTTATCTAAACGCTTTTGTTTTCTTTCTCTTGCTGCCTGTATTTCATTCTTATTTATATTCAATATAATTCCTGTACCTTTTACTCTTGCATAACCAGAATGGCCTTTTATTTTTACTAGATTTTGTTTCATTAAACAGCCAATGCGATTATTCTTAAGTCTCTAATCAAAGGTACTTTAGCTTGATTTGTACTTCTCATAGTAATTTTAATTTGATATTTTGTAAAAGCTGAAATCAAGTTACCACCTTCACCTCCTATTAGATATGTATACTGTTTAAAAACTTCTCGAGATTGTGAACTTGGAATTACATTTTCAGCTGGAGCTAAAGTAAAATTTTTAGTTTTTATATCTTCATCAGACGTTGCTGTTCTAAAATATAATTGAAAATCAGCTTCACTAGGTCTACTTGCAGATAAAAGTATTTTTAATCCAACAGCATCTTCTTCTAATTCTACAACTCTTGTAAAGTGTCGAGCTGCAGAGGATCCACCTACTGCAGAATCTTCACTACCAAAAACAAGAGGTGTGTTAAAATTAGGTCTGCTTAAAGCCGAATCTTGAAAGTCAATAACGTTATCACACAATGTAGCAGACATTCTTTGAGTATCAATCATAGGCGAAACATTAGAATCTATTGTTGACAAGTTGACTCTAAAATCAAGTGACTTTGTTGTTGTGTCACTGAATAAAATATTTTCATTACTATCCGACATCACAACAAATCTACTTTCTGCTATATTATTTTTATTTCTTTGTAATGCTTGAAAGTCACTTACTTTGTCTTGGACTATTTCAGCGCCTGCGTACGATGATGTTTTAACCGGTTTAAAAGCTGTTGCAACAAACGTATTTTTTGGTTGTAAGATTTGTGTGTGTGGATAAATTAAGTTATATGGAATGTGCGTCGTAGCGAAGCAACTATCTCCGCCTCCAACTGCATCAGCTGATGCCGCTGCGCCAGCTTCGAATGTATATCCAGTAAAATCAACAGCAGTTACGTCTCTACTTCCTTCTAAATTGGCCTTCGAAATTCCACCTACACCTGCCGTAGGTATTCCTCTTATACTTACTTTACTACCTACTTGTAAGCCACTGCTTCTATGTGTTACTCTTACGGTAGCATCTCCGCTTGAAGTAATTATTGGATTTGTAAATAATCTTTTTTGAGCTAAAGAAGCGTTATGAAAAATTGCCGTGCCTCGTGTGTTGTTAAATTTAGCTTGATGTAATCGAAAAGTTAAATCTTGATTTTGAGACGGGGTAAACGTCGCTCCGTTTTGTGAGTAAAATAAACTTCCTAGAACAGGCTGTTTGTTTATTCTTTTTGAAGTAGCACCGAAGGTAAACTCGTCCATCTCTGCTATATAAATTAAATAATCAAGTGAGTCAGCAATTACTACAATGGCAAAGTCTTCTTTACCTTTTAAAAATATCGGTTCATCAAATCTAAATTCAGTAGGTGTCAGCTCTGGGCCTGTTGTATCAACATTAACACTTGAAGCAGATTTTGTTACAATACTGCCTGGTATTATTTGTGAGGAAGAAGGATACCCATTTACCATAGGTCTTAGTTGCACTTGTACAGGTAATGCTGTTCCAGCTGTAGGTTTGGCTTGAAAATATAAATCAATCTGAGTACAGTAAACACCGTTAATTTCTTCTATAAAGAATGATTGAGCAATCGGTTGTTTGTTTAATCGATAACCGGTTGAAGTTACTGGCATCTTATAATTCTCCTATATTAATTATTTTTTTCATAATTCTACCAATTTCCATGATCACTAGCATCACCAGCACCCGGACCAGAAGCATCGGCCTCAACGTCTCCAGAGAAATCATTGCTTGGATTTGAACCTGATTGATCTGCACCATCAGCTTCAACATCTCCGGAATAATCATTGTTATCTCCACCCCACTCATTTCCTGGAGGATCACCAGATGTGTCGTTTGCGTTGTCTGCATCTATTTCAGTCCCCGGACCATGTGTGCCATCGCCTTCATCACCACCACCGCCGCCTTGGCTGTTATTGTTAATGTAGTAACCTTGAATTCCAAGAACTCGAGTTGATGTATATGTTGCTTCTTTTGTATCTAAGTAACCTGTAGCGGTATATGCTGCTGCGGCATGGCTACCAGCGTCATCTTCATTATCTACATTTATATCCATTATTTTAAACTTTACTGAACCCGTACGTACTCTTTTGTCATCGTTATTAGGAACAATAAATGAACCTACGACTTCGCCGTTTCCATCAGTTACAAGATTGTCTACTGATCCACCAGATGGATGTGTATACACGTCTTTTAAAGTATTTCCTGGATCTGTGTTTATGGTTGAATAGTTAGTAAAACCTCCGGTTTCTTCTCTTACTAGATCGCCTAAATTAAATCCATCAATAAATGCAAAATGTTTTGTGTTTGGTCTTAATCCTGTGGCTTTGAAAAATATTTGTCTCGCTCTACAAAAAGGTATGAACGCTGTCTGAATTACTCTATCTTCTATTAAATCAAGAACAATTTGATCTGATACAACTCTATTAACCATATTACTAATTTGTTGAGTTTGATTATTTACCGCTAATTCTTCAGTAGAAATACCACCCCAACTCCATGACCAGTTATTCCAGTTAAAAGCATTTTGTGTGTTAAGTACTGTTCCGCCAGGTATAGATATGTCTGGCAATCTTTCAACGTCTCTCCATTCATCTGAAGCCGGCGATAAAATAATTGTGCCTTCATATATTGTAATGTTGAATGGATTTATTCTTATTGCTTTAGTAGCGTCTTTTTGATTAATATATAAATCTTCAGTAAAAGACATGTATATGTTATCACCTCTTCTTACAGTGCCTAAAGCCAATGAAGCAGCTGAATCAAAGAATAATTTAACGTTATTTTCTTCAAACGCTGGTCTTAATATATGTCCAATAGGATCAATAGATGCTCTGTATTCTTTATGAGTAATATCTGATCCTTTATGATTATTAAAATTATCTACAAAAAAACCTGATTTAGTTCTATCATTACCAGCGGAGTCGAGTACTTCAAGATGTTTTGTATCTAACTCAAGTAAATTTAGCGATGTTATTTCTTCAAGTCTATCAATCCTTTTTTCTATGTTTGTAATGTCTTTCATTGTATGACGCTTATGTCTTATAGCTCTTACTTCAACGTCAGAGTCATCATCTGTGTTTGGATTTAATTTAATGTCATATAATCCAAGTGTATTTTCTGGTTTTTCAGGAAATCCTGGATTAAAACCAGCAGTTCCATTAAAAAATCTTACTATTCCATCTCTATCAATAACTAACTTTCCAGTTTTTGCTAAGTAATATTCATTTGTTGATAAAGCTAAAGTTCCAGGTTGAGGAAGCTCGTTAACAATTGCTCCTTTAGAAGTATCTGAAAATTGACCAGCAGAATCCATCACTGATCTAAAATCTAAAAAGTTTCTTAAGAAAATTCTTTTACCACTTGATAATCTAAATGTTGGAATCTTATCGTAATCAATTTGACCATCGTATGAATTAACACCAAAAAAGTCACCACCTTGGTGCGTAAAATGCTTGAATGTCACTGTTACATTACCTGTTGGAGCAGTTCTACCTGCTCTTAAAATAAGTCTTCCTAGTGCATAATGATTGTCTCTTTGACCATCATCGACAAAAAAGTCATCAGCAAATGAAAGACTACTATCAGTTGATTTTACAATTTCATCAACACTAAATATGTCAGCCTTTGCAAGATTTATTTGTTTGTTAACAACTGTGTATTGCTTAGTAGTGGTTGTTAAAACTTTTTGTCTTTGAGTTGGATTAGATTTATTAACGTATGCAAAAACTTGTACCGCTTGACTTGGTGGTAAACCTGTAATTGTTGCACCGGTTCCACCTCCTGTTATGCTAGTACTAGCATCGCCGGTTAAAGTACTTGGTTGAAATATATCACTATCAGTACCAATTATCCAGTCACCTTCATTTGTAAATACTTCGTTACTTGCTAAACCACTTAATGAAAAAGAACCGGCACCATCGGTAGTACCAGTAAACCTTCTTTGTACGGCAAAAGATACAGGTGTTATATTCTTTGGTCTAGGATGAGATACACCAAACAGTGATTTATTTATTGTTGGTTCTTTTATTGCAGCCTTCGAGTTTTGAAGTACTGGCTCGAAATATTGAGTTCCACTAGTTCCTATACTTTTGACTTGACGAAACGATTTGCCTGAATTCATCTGTATATCAAATAAATAAAATCTTAAATTATTGCCATCTTCATTTATTGACTTAACACGCGCAGTACCTATTGTTGATCCACCGTAATCTACAGCATCTCTTAAATTAAGTTGTTCAAAAATTGCAATGTTAGGTAATTTTTTATTTGAGGTGTCTACACTTGGATTAACAATAACATAATTACCAAACTCTATTTGCGTAGCTTCGTTTGTAAACGTTAACGTTTCTGTTGGTTTAGCAATTCTTAATGTAGTAGGAAAATCTCTTGCTGCTCTAAATCCTTCGACTACCGCAACCCCAGGGCTTACATTCAATAATAAATGAGTATTTTGAGAATCTTTTTCAAAATTTACGAAAAAAGGTTTTACAAAATAATCACCAGAATTTTCTTTAATTCTTTGTGCGATTACTTTATTAGGTACATTATATGAGTTAGTATCATTTACTGCATTGTAAATTACACCTTTTTTAACAGTTGCGACATGGACAAAATTTTCATCAGAATTTACATCACTTCTTTCTGCAAATGTTAAAGTTATTCTATATCTATCTGCTCCAGGTGCAGTTAAGTTTGGATTTGCGCCTTGGTTATCAAATAAACTAACGTCGTCTGCTGAAGTTACGACTTGTTCTAAAGTTTTAAATCCAATTTCTGTGTTAGCGTCATCAGAATATTGAGATATTATTTTTGATAAATCTTGAGTGAAAACAAAGTGCCCCGCAACGTAGTATATACCTGAAAGAATAGTCGCTTGTATTCCAGCTCCAACAGCAGGATCATCTACAGTATTAGTACCTTGAACATCCATTGTTGTGGAGCCACCACCAACAGTAAGAGTTTCACCAGCTGTAAATCTTTTAGTAGTACTTCCACCGCTAGTGCCAGTGTTTATGTATTGCACATAAAGAGTATCTATAGAAAGATTGCTTTGCGATGCCGGCAAAACTTCAATTATTTTTGCTACTATCGAAGATGTACCACCTTGAATGTTTTGATTAACTATTGTGCTAGTATCAATACCTGATAGAGCTCCTCCAGCTAATTTAACAAACTCATACCTACTGTTTAAGTTTACACCACCAGGTTTGACAACGCCACCTTCTTTAAATACATTATTACCAAATCTTGTAATTTGTTCTTGTAATATAGTTTGTAATTGATTTAGTTCTCTAGCTTGTAATGCTTTTCCGGAGTTAAACAGTATTTTATGAAATCCTGCACTATCCGAAAAATCATCTTTATAAGTTGTACTAAAAGTTTGATTTGTTAATGTACTTACCATTTTAATTCCTAAAGTGTTATTACGACCTTGATGTCTTCAGTTTGATCAGTGCTCCTAGTAACCGGTGCTCTATTTTCTATGTATAGTAGTTCTCCGGATAATAGTTTTATGTCATCTGCTGAATCACCTTTAGTATTTGCGTCAAGACCGGCTGCAACTGTAGTTGCACTGTTACCACCACCTTGTATCGTTTCATTTTCTGCAAATGTATGAAATCCTGTTGTTTCTGTCTGATGGAAAAATATTTTATCACCTACGACTTCATCAACTAAACCTTTTGCTCCAGAAGTTTGTCCTGTTATGGTTGTATCTGCAGTAAAATTTGCTGCATCAACAGCACTTGTAACTAATAAAAATCTTATTGCTCTTCCGGATGCAACGTCTAATGCGGAGTCTGCACCAGCAATTCCTTTAAAAACTCTTGGATTTCTAAACAATCCTACTTGTCTAAAATCGTTTCCTACAATAAAATCATTATTCTCATTTCCACTTGGTTTAGTATTAAACATTAATGATGTTGAAAGTAAATCTGTTCTTGCATCTGCACCGATACCACTATCTGGACCTATGATAACTCTTGCAGTTGCTTGTACTCCACCTGCACTATCAGGAGCTGGTATAAGCACACTTGCAAAGTCAAAACCTCTGCCCATTTGCATGGCACTATCTGCACTTGAATCAAGTTCAATTTTTGTGATAGATCCACCATTTACTGTCGCAGTAATTGCAGGAGTACTATCGCCATCTCCTTGAATGACAACAGCAGGTGGAGAAGCATCGACGTATCCTGAACCGCTGTTTGTCATCACTACACCTAAAATTTGCCCGGGCACTGCCGCGTCTTGAACGTTTTTTTGTAAAACTTCAAGTGGTTCTAGTGTTCTGTTTAAAGTAGCAGAATCAAGTTGAAGTTGAGTAGGTAAAAAATTTGCAGATAAAAATTTATTTGCATTTGCCGCACCCATTGAATATATGTACTTCCAAACGTAACCATCTGAAAGTTTAAATGCTTTTGTTCCAGTGCCACTTGGTTTTACAGTTGATACTTGTATTGCACCACTTGCATCTTTTGAAGGTTTAAGACAAACATAAACTTGATTATCTTCAGTTAAAACATAATAGCTATTAGTGGAAGGTTGAGTTGCAAAAGTATCATCAAATCCTTGGTATTTATTTCCTGACGTCCAATTGTGTCTTGGAATAACGTAGCTGCAAGTCTGTGCTGATTTCATCGACTGAAGAGCTGCTCTTAAGTTTCTATCTTCTCTTCTACTATCAAGAGGAGTCGTGACATTTTCTGCAGAATCATAAGGCTCTGACTTTCCTATACCAATATAATATCTTGACGAATCAAGTCTTACTTCATCAAATATCAGTTGAGCAAATTTTCTTTTTAATTTTTTAGTTATTATTGCTGGCATGTTAAATCCTTATCTATGCTACCGTTACTTCACCTTGGTTTCCTACCAAAAACCATTTTGCTCCATCCCATACGCAAGTACATCCATCGTTTGCTGCTAGAGTAAATTTACTTCCTTGAGCAAAACTAACTGGCGTAATCTCCATTGCTTCTGAACCTTTGTTTGTAAAAATTTTATATTCACCAACGGTGGTTCCATTAGCAAGACTAAGAGTTAATGTACCACCAGAATTTTTATTACCTATGACTAACGTGCCACTTACTATTGAAGTGGCGTTAGTATCGACAGTTACAGAGCTAAAAGCTGCTTTGCTTAAATTGACTGAACCTGTACCTTTTGCACTAAGATCTAAATTAGCATCAGTGGCACCACCTGTAGTAGTTATTGAAGGAGCATTTGATCCTGCAGCATTCGCTATAGTAATTTCATTCTGTGCACTAGTAGTTGCGGTTAGTTTAATTATTTCTGCACCATTTGCATCATTAATTAAAGTTCCAATTCTTGGTGAATTTATGATAGGTGATGTTAATGTCTTATTTGTTAATGTATCTGTTGAAGTTCTAGCTACTAAAGTATCAGCGCCAGAAGGTATCGTAACTGTACCACCATTTGTAATAGATGCTATTGTTGGTGTAGTTAAAGTTTTATTTGTCAGTGTATCTGTTGTTGCCTTACCAACTAGTGTATCTGTTGCATCAGGTAAATTGATTATGTTATCTTGACTAGGATCAGTGGCAATTAACTTTGTTTGTGTATCATCACCAGAAGTAGCACCTTGAAACATTACAACTCCAGTGCCACCAGAATCAGTAAGCTTTATCTTTTGGCTTAAGTTGCTACCGTCTGCACCCAACTGATTATATAATTCAGTAAAGTTTGAATTAATTTTAGTAGCTGCATTACGTAAGGTATCTCCGGTACCGTCGTTTGCTGATGAGCCTGTACTTATTGTTGCTTTTGCCATTCTAAATCCTTATGATAGTTCTATTTATACTAGAAAGATGAATCACTTGTTACCCTTGTGAAAAATTCGTTATCCATTGTTTCAAAAGTATTTGATATATCAGCTTGCGTTGTGTCATCAAAAGTAAATGAGTTTGGTGTTAAAATTTGTCTTATGCTTCCATAGTTATTATCTAAGAAGCTAAGAGAAACATTCTGATAATCAGATACCAGTTTATTTATATCAGATATACGCAACGGACTTGTGCCGCCTGCACCAGCAGAATCAAAGAGTGTAGTAAGTTGAGTAAACCCACGAGCCATTCCTAGCTCAGCTTCTGATTGAACTAAAAACGCAACGTTTGAGTCTGTTATCGATTGTATTTGATTTGGTAAACCAGATGTAACACCTACTGCGCTTACTTCTCCTTCAACATAAAAACCAGCAGGATGTATAAATTTAGTGTATAACTCTTTCCATGTGTCTATGCTTAAAGATGATTTTACTAGTATAGAAAAAATTTGATATCTTTGATAGTTTTGAATAAATTTTATAGAATCAACACCAATCTTACTTGTTTCTTCACCTATTTTAAATATATCTTTTTTAGGATATTCTATCTCTACGTTTTCTTGAAAAAATAATCTAAAAAATTCTTGTGCACTTAACTTACTTCCACTATTTTTATGTAGCTCGGCAAGTCTTGTAAGTGCATATCTTTTATCAGTAAAATTTTCTCCAGTATTTAAACCACCTGCTAATTCAGAAACTAAATTATTTAGTAAATCTTCAGGCATTTCATGTATATCTTTTTTAGAAAAAATTTGTTTCATATCATCGCCAAATGCATGAGATCCACCTGATGAATCTAAAAAATCATAATATTTTTCTAAGAAAGTTACAAGCTTTGGAAAATCTTGTGTAAAAATTTCAGGTAAAGACTCCCTTACTTTTCTTACTTGAAAGTTTTTTAATCTTCTATTACTTTTATAATTTAATCCCATTATAGTGTCGTCTTAGTGTTTTGAAAATCAAGTAATGCCGATGATATTGATGCATCTGTATCAATATCAATAACAAAGTTTCTTAAAGGTCTTATTGTACTTTGATTTGCTGGAGTAACTGAGACCTTAATTTTATCTCCATCAAAGGCGCTTACCTTAAATCCTCTTAAAGTTACTTTACCAGCATTTGTATCATAATCACCAATATTATTTGCAATTACTGCTCCAGTTGTAGATACAACCTGAAGTTGATTTGTTTTTAAAAGGTTTCTAATAAAACAAGTTATGCCTTGAAATGTAAATTTACTACTTGTAACAATAAAATTTACATCATCTGGATCTGCAAGTTTTACTGGATAATTTATTATGTATTCAAGACTTTGATTTAAAGTAGGTAAAAAACTATTTTGTATCTTTACAGACATTTTAGAATTTAAAATTGACGGATCTAATGCATCTATTAAAGTTAAAAGATTAGATCTTCTAAATACCTTATTAAATCGTTTCAAATTAGTGTTAAAAAAGTTGTTAATTAAATTTTGTACTCTAACTTGGATTGATTGAGGAGTTGAAGACGTAAGATCAGGATCTAAGTTAAATGTTGTTAATAATTCTAAGTTAATAGTTTCTGGATCAACAAAAACTGTATCAATTGACATAATTGACAAATTATCTGACAATTCTGTTATTATTTGATCTTTTACGCTCTGTTGATTTGTTGTGCTTATGTTGTCTTTAAACTTTAAACCAACAAATACTTTTCCATACTGTCTAGGTTCATTATCTTCACCACCAAATGAAGTAACATCATCTAAAAAATTATTAAAATTTGTAAGTATTTGAGCTTTATAATCTTCTGCAGTCACAAGTCTTCTTTGTGAAGTAAAAGCAATAGGCGCATTATTTCTTATTGATTCAATACTTTCTTTGTAAGCTCCACCAGCTGAAGCAGATTCTGTTACAGTAGTAAGATTATACTCAACACCTGCAACTCTAACTGTACTTACTGAACTAAAGCTTGATCCGCCGTTTGCAATAGTACCTTGAGTTGACAAGTAATCTACTACTACTTTGTTACCTGCGACAGGAGCCTTACCTGTCGATATACCGTCACCAAATATTATTTCATAAAATCCGTTAGGTACTTCTTTTATTTGAAAATAAGTTGAAGTATTTTCAACACGAACAGCTTTTAATATGTTTGTATATGTATCAAACGTTGAACTGTTGGCAGTGTCAAAAACTCTTACTCTTATTGTTGACGTATCCATAGTTACATCAGGTATAACATAAACTTGATTATCTGAAGTTTCTCCTACAAAAAATGTTTTAGTTTTTTCAGTTCCTTCGAAGACAGGTATACCAGTTGAGTTATCACTTGTTACAAATTGATAGTTACCTACTCCATCGTCAGTTGCTGTAAAAACTTCTCTTGTTTGAAAAGTAAAAGCAGTACCGTCAACGCTTGTTGTAAATTCAGTATTTCTAGGCAATGTTATTGTTGCTGGTCTGTTTGTTGCAGTAACTAATAAACTTAAATTTAAAGTTGCCTGTGAAGCTGAATAAGATCTTGGCACATAACCTAAACCTTCAGCTAAAGAAACCACTGAGCTTCTAAGTTGTGCGCTGTTTATAAACGATTCATTTAATCCAAAGTTCGCATTTAATCCGCTAAAATGAGTGTTGTAAGCTAACACATCAAGTATATTGCTTAATCCAGATGCTTCAAAATCATAATCAGCAAATTCTGTTTGTCTTTTAAGAAAATCTTTTAATTGAGATTTTATAGTATCAAAATCTAATTCTGTACTTTTTATTGTTGTAGCCATTACCTTAACCTTGTTAATGATATTTGAGTATTTAGTGTTTCATTTGTACTTATTATCTTAAATTTAACTGTTACATCTATTTCATTTCTATCATCATTTCTTAATATTTTTATGTTTAGAACTTTTGCTCTTGGTTCAAATATTTCAATACTTTCTAATATTCTTTCTTCAAGTCCTATTTCGTCAATGGTAGTATTTAATGAGAATAGTAATGAATTTAAATCACCTCCATAGCGAGGTAAAAATGGTTTTTCACTAAAGTTTGTTAATAATAAATTTCTAACAGCTTGTGCTACAGCACCAGCATCTGTTTTTTTAAAAATATCACCAGATGCTCTTTTTGAAAAAGTTAAGTCAATATCAGAGTAACTTTTTTTACGAGCAGTTACTATAGTTGTCGAATTAATATTTCCGTCTTCAACTGAAAAAACTTTTTGTGGCATTTAAAATTCCTTTTACCCTATTTATAAGGTTTATGCTAAGACTTCTATTAATTCGTTTGTTGTTTGTACGTTATTATTATATCTTGTCTCAACATCATTTTTATACTTAACCGACCATGGCGGTAATATTTCCGGCATAATTAAAATTATCTGTGCATTTATAGAATTATCAGGATTATATGTATCATAATCCAATATTAATTTATCAAACTGTAAGTTATTTTTCCAATACGTTGCAAGTTCATATGTTTTTTCAACGTCTATTTCTCCGTCTTCACCTATTAGTTCATAAACAACTGCTAAACCTCTTGACATTAAATAGTTTACACCATCACTTACATCTAAGTTTTCACCTGCTTCTGCTCTATATAATCCTTCTACAACTTGTAATCTAAATTCATTAAATCTTTTTGCTCCTGTACTTGAGTTAATAAGTTTCATTGCATGAGCATGTAACACATATTGTTTTGCCAATCTTAATTTTTCGCCATCTTCAAGTATATGTGTTAAAGTAACAGGATCACCTACACCACCTAAAAATTTTGCCATTGGTATTCCAGGTGCTAGTTTAGTTCTACTGGTTATAATATCTTGAAACACAGGATTATATTTAGGGTCGACAAAAAAATCTGTCGTTAGACTTGATGTTTGTTTTGTAGTAAATCTTTTTGCGGTGTTTCTTGATTTACCTATTATTCTTGATCCTAAAGATGATATTTTTTCATTGCTCGAAGTCCTATTTGTTAATTTTGGTACCATAGAAGCAAAATCTGCAGAAATTATTCCGTCTGTTATGCAAGCACCAACAAACGTTTCGTTGTTGATATTATTTGGATCTCTTAATTTAGAACGCGCTTGTCTTGTATTTAAATCACTGTTTGACACACCTCCAAATTTTGTAGTTTTATCAACAGAATTTTTCATTAAATCACCTTCATCAATATCAACTCTTTGTATCGATAAAGGTGAATTTTCTAATAAATCATTTAATATACTAGTAGTAGGATTTACGGTGTTTTTATCTGATGCTGTTTCAATTGTTTGAGTGCCACCACCAGAACCAGGTCCTGATGGTGCAGAACCGGCTTCATCTGCTTTTGCTGCGAAAGATGCTTTACCATTTAATGTACCATGAAACGTTGTAGCATGCATTGATGTAGAATTAACTCGTGGTATATGAGCAGACTTAGCATACATTACAATCTCATCACCACCAATGGTACCACTATCACCAAACACCGAAAGAGATGAAGCTGCAATGTTTGCACTTTTTGTTGATAAACTAACTTCATTTTCTGCAGTCATAAATAATGTTCCACCTACATTAAAATTTTGATCTTGACCAACAAATAAACTATTACTTGATTTAATGATGTTAGTGTTGTCACCAAAAATAAGATTATTATTTGCACCTATTACTGTAGTAGAATTGTTTCCAGTTATTTCAGTTTCTACACTACCTGAAACTTGTGTATTGATTCCTCTTTTAACCTTTTGCTCAATGTCACCATCAACAGTGACATTATAATCACCACCGACTTCAAGATCAAAATCACCAGCAACTTTTAATTTTAAATTACCGTTATACTGTATCTCACCATCGCCATCAACAATTACTTTTTCATCATGAGCTGTTATTTTTATACTGTTGTTAGTAGAACTATAAATCATAGTTCCATCTGCTCTCATTTCAATACCACTGCCTGACCTATGTCTTAACATTATTTTTTCAACACCTGGTGTATCATCATATTCTATGATATGTCCGGATGGAGTTTCTTTTACCTGACTATTAGTATATGTTGCAACCGGTTCATCATCTAAATCTAAATCGATGTCAGGAACACTTCCTCCTGTATAAACATTTTTTCTATCGGTTCCTCTTGCGTATTTACCAACACCAGAAGTAAAAAAATAATCAGTCTTAGGATGTTGACCTGTAGGATCGCTTCTTGCGTCTTTAGGATCTTGATTAGATTTAAGTTCTTCATCACTTAATACTTGATCTATATTTTCATAAATTGTGCTCATATGTACCTACTAAAATAATTTTTTGAATGCGTTTATGCCATCAGTTAGTTTTTGTGCAGCGGTGCTTGTTGATGGTGCTGCTTGTTTAATTGTGTCATCTATTTTAGCACCAAGTGCATCTTTATCAACTGTTAAATTTTTTATTTTTAAATCGTTACTAAGTTTTGAAAAAGAACCTGCTGCTTCATTCTTTGCCGCATTGAATCCATTTTGTATTCCATTTTCAATGCTTTTGCTATCAGACAATGCAGTATTTATTTCAGAAGTTGCAGTATCGATATCTTTAGTTATTTGCTCTCCGTCTAATTCATTTATTCTTTCAAAATCTTTTAACACTGCATCAAAACTAAATTTTCTCTTAGAATTAAAAGCACTAGTTGATGATTTTGCTAATTTTTTTGGTCTTATAAAGGCAGAAGTTTTTTTACTTGGACTTTCTTCAACTGCAGTTGGATCATCTATATTTGTTGTTTTTTCAAATTTTTTACGATAAATGTCAATGTCAAATCCTGGTCCTTCGTATCTTCTATTTATTTCATAGTCTCCATAAACATTTCCGCCAGGGAATACTTCATAAAAAACTTTCATAAACTCTTCTAAAGAATTTATTTGAAATTGAGTGGCTGGTTTTTCTTTTGTAGCAACTAAAGTTAATTGTATACCACTTTTTGTAAACGTAGCATATTTCTTATTTCTAATTTCATCAATAGGTCTGCCTCTTTGTATTGTGCCATCAGTTCTTATAATATAATGACTTTGTATACCAAACAACTTTGCATCTTTTAAAATTGTTGCATTTACTTCTTTAGCTACATCGCTTGGATCAGAAGCAGCTGAGGACTTTTCTTCAATAAGAAAAGCTTGATCAGCCTTTTTACTTTTTTCGTGTATAAATGCTGCATCAAAATTACCTGTAGGAGGAGGAGGGCCTGCATATTTTGCGGTCCAACCAACAACTAGTGTTGTTATTGCATTTTCATTGTCATCTTTTCTTCTTTCACAATTTTCCAATTCTTGTTGTAATTCTTCCATGCTATCAACAATTTCAAACTTATAATCCTTTGATGTTGAAAAACCATTAAATCCTGATTGTGTAGTAGGTATGTCACTTATTTGTATTGGAACAATATCTTTTTTAATAAGATCACCTTTGTCAACAAGCTTAGCAAAATTAGAGTTTAAAGATAATTCGCCAGTTTTGGCATCTACACCTTCTATTAAATTAGGAATTTCTAATCCGTCAGGTATTTTTAAATCAGGAGATATACCAGCAACTTGTTTTTTTATGTCACCAAGTAAATTACTTAAACCACCTCTTGATTTATTTAACAAGTTAGGTAGAACATTCATACCACTTCTTCCACCAGCTGGCATTACTTTCTGTAATAATCCACCTAAGCTTAAACCAGCATTTCCAATCTTTGGTAATTTATTTTTTACTTCAGTTATTACAGACTTTACTGCATTATTTGAAGGACTAATACCTGTGTCTTCATTATCAACTGCTTTTTGTAATCTTGATACAACCTTTGTTGATAAAGTACTTGATCTTGTATTTGATGCAAATTCTCTTATTTTACTTTTATTTGCTGTTAAATGTTTTTTAAATATTTTTAGTGTTCCGGCAGGTGTACCTTGCGAGACAACAATTTTGTTTAAATTCTTCGTTGACATACCTAGTTTGCCAGTTAATGTTTGTATGTTAGATAATTGACTTGAAGTTTTATCTGCTGATCCATCGCCTGCACCTAACTGCATAATTGCAGGTCTTAGTTTTTTTATTCCGTCTTTTATTGGTTTCGATCCTCCAAATAAACCCTTTAATCCATTTTTTATTTCACCTGGATTATTAAAAGGAGAACCATTGAGAGCAAAATCTTCAGCTTTAAAATTTGCAGCAGATGCTTTCATATCTTTTCCAATTGTGCCTGCTAGTTGTTGTTGAAGATCTACGAAAGCTTTCGGTGCTGTAGCTTCAAATTCAGCTTGGCTAATTTCTAAGTCAAAATCAACAAATATTCTAAAAACAAATGGGCCCTGTATTTCAATTTTCTTTCCTACAAATACGTAATCAACACCGTTTAATAATGTTGTTTTACTTAATTCATCTTCATTATATTTTACTTGTACACGGTTCAAACCTTTTACAATATCACCATCACCAAAAGTAAAAATTCTTCCATTAAATTTTCTACCATTTGCGTCCGGCGTATTTTTAGGATCTGCGTCTGAAATCACTTCTGGCATTAGTTAGCTCCTGGTCCTAATTTTCGAAAAGCCTCTTGTGCATAGGCTAATCTTTCATCTGTATGTGCTAAATCTTTGTTTGGTCTTTCATATTTATCTTGAAAAACAACTGTTGCATCTTTAAATGTTTTTGCTTTTCTTAACTGACCTAGACCTAAGAAAGGTTGAGTTTCAAGTTCAAACTTAACAAATCTTAATTGTGCATCTAAAGATCTATAACTTTTGCCAATTTGTGATGCAAAAGATTGTAACTGACCAAATCTATTACCTGCTGCTTCAGCAGGATTCCACTGTGCGATGCCAAATGAATTTTCGTTTTTAAATCCAGATCTTGCAGTAGGATTTATGTCTCCCTTGTTTTGAGATGCACCTGATTCTACGCAAAAGTTTCCGATCATTCCGCATGCTTGCTCAGGCGTAAATCCACCACCAGCTTCTGATGTGAAAAAATGAAAAGATCTTTCTATATTTGTGTTACCAGTTAAAGAAACATCAACGTTACTGCCTTCATCAACTTCTTCTGTAGTTAAGTTTTGTTCTGTTTCAATTTTTGGAATAGAACCTAAAACAAGAGGATGTTGACTATCTCTACCGTCTAAAAAAACGCCAAACACTTGAGCTCTAGTTTTAAGTTGAGAATTAGATCCTAAGCCAGTTACACCAGGCTCTGTATTAGGTATGACTACCTGTGCCCACGGTAAGTCATCATTTGCTATTCTTATCTTTTCTGCCTTATTTTGAAGTTCTTCATTGCCGGTATGTATTCCATGAATTCTTACTTTTACACGGTCAAGTCTTAGTGGATCATTTATATCAACAACCACACCAACAAACCATCTAAAATTATCACCATAGAAATCTTTCATTATGCAAACATCTCCTGTTGCTCTCCTATGCTACCAATTTTTGCACATAATAAAGTTGTATCAAATTTTTCAATTCTATAATTATGTCTTGCTTCTACTATAATATAATCACCTGATTTTTTCTCATCAAGTTTTGCAGCATTAGTATCTACTAGTGGATTTGTGTCTAAAAAATTAATTCTTATAGTTTTACCAATTGAATAATTATTATCAGCAGTTACAAAATCACGCCCTCTAACAGTCATTCTTAAAGGTGTTTTTCCTAAAAACCCTCTTAAAGATTTTTCAATTACTTTTTTAATGTTTGATCCTTTTGTGCTTTCTTCATGATAACTTTTAAATACTGAATCTTTTGTAGTATATGCACCACTCGAATTAATAGAAGATATATTTTTAGATTCATATTCTTGAAAAGCTATATCATTAAACCTGTAGTCCGGTGCATAATTATATCTTGTGTTATTTGCACCTATTGAATTTTGCTGTGCTAATCTTTTAAAAACATTTCTATCAACGTTAAATTTTATTGGATCTTCAAGCGCAGTTAGAGTACTATAAAAATTATATTTAGCACCAACTAAGCCTTCTCTTATCAAACCAATTAAATTTTCAGTGTCACTATATTCATAGTCTTGAATAGCATAGTAGCTTTGTATGCTTTTTGTTGTTACCAAACTCGGAGCATAAAAATATGGTATCTTTTTATTAATAGGTTGTTGACTTAACATCGTACCTAAATCTTTTAAAATTAAATTATCAACACCGATTGTAGAAAATAAAAAAAATGGAAAGCCTTCTTTAGTAAGTGTTCTTTTGATAAGCCACTGGCATGCCTCTATTGGATGCATATTAGGTATTATGACTTTCATGTCTTTTAAACTATCATTACCAATTTGTATCAAATCTCTGTTTAAAAACTCAGACATTATTTTAGCTATAATTTCTGAAGGAGCACCTGTATATACTCTATTAACGTTTTGTAAAGAAGAAATCAAACCAATAAATTCTGTGCAATGTATTCTGACTACTTCGTCTCTTTCACCAGCTTTGGATATTTCTTTAATTGAATCTATTACAAATTCTTTTTTAATTTCTACTCCTTTGTTCATTTCTTCTACGTGGTAAAAACTAAAAGTTAATTTTTCACCGCCTTGTAAATCCATATCTTGAACTATATTTTCTTGATCTACAAAAATAATGTTTGCTGTTAAGTATGGATTAACTATGTTTTCGTATATTTCAAAATCAGATATTAAATTTTTTATATCTACTGATACTGGAGTTCTATCACTTGATATAACCGCTTCTGTGATTTTTATTTCAATTTGGCTTTCAATAGAAAGTTCTGACATTTTAAGACCTGATGGATTTTTTGAAGCTTGATATTAAATTATTAATTATATTTGGTTTAATAACTTTTATTTGCCTTAAACTTTCATTAGTGGTAAAGTATACATCTTCATGTGTTTTTTCAGTTATTTGAGCACCTGGCGGTAATAGACCTCCAAAATTTGATGATGTAGCGTCGCTATCAACTCCTAAATCTACAATTTCTCCACTAGCATTAACAAAATGACTAGCAGACTGAAATTCTTTAACTGCCGAAAATGTTTGTAATGATTCAACAACACCACTTGAGTTTGTAGATAAAATAACTTCTCCATCTTCTTTAAAGTTTGCTATTCCATCTAATATAATTTGACCAAGATCTAAATTTCTTTTTTTGATAACTCCTACAGCGCCTGAAACTGAGCCAGTTACTGTTTGACCAACTTTAAACTTTGTAGCAAATGGTTGTCTTGTATTTAAAACTTCATTAGGAAATATTTTTCTTATATAGGCGTTAAGTTCTGTGTTTGTTAATGGCCAACCTTGTTCTCGAATGTCATCATTCAATAAGTAAAATGTCCAATAATTAAAAGGAGTACCATATAATTGTATAGAAACTTGATCAGGTCTAAATCCTTCTTGTATTGTATGAAAATTTAAAAATGATATGCCATCTTTCACTTGATCTATGATGTCTGTATATAGTGAAAGATCTTGGAAGACTACTGTATCAACTTCATCACCAAACTTATAAAATATCTTATTGAAATCATTGAAATATTGCATTAGAAACCACCTTCTATTACATCTTTTTTTGTTATTGTTTCATGCTCTACAAATTGTAAGGAAAGATCAATCTCATTAGGTTGACCGTCGTTTCTAAACCCGCCACCAGTTGGATTTATTGTATGAGAAACATTTCTAAGATATGCAGGTTTTATTTGTGGTATTTTAGAAGAATCTACACCTTTAAATTGAAACGAAATTTTGAATGCATTTGGAAACTTAAATCCTACTGCCGCTTCTTGGTCGCCGACTGTAACTCCAAAAACATCTGGATATAATTCTTTTCTAAAGTGTTTAACAATGTTTTCAACTGCTCTTGCTTCTTCTGCTGAGGTTGCAATAAATTTAAATTGAAAACTAAATTCTCTTAAATTAACTCCTCTAAATATTGATCTTGCATTAGGGTTTATTATTATTCTTGCTTGTAAAGAAACTGTATTTTGTATTCCTCCACCAAGTAATCCACCAAAAAAAGAATTTATTCTTGAAACACTGAATGCCATGGCGTCTCTACCAACTTGAGGATTTGCACTTAGCACATCACTCAAAGAATTTACACCAGCTTGTAAATTTTGTACAACTGCTCCAGTAACTCCTAATCCAGAATTTAATGCAGCTTCTGCTATAGCGCCTGATGCCCCAAGATTGACGTTGTCATATAAAGCATTATCGTTAAATTGAGTTGACATTGGATAATACATCATTACTATAGGCTCGTCTCTTTCTTCTAAGAATCTCATTCCAGATTGTAAAGTTGTGGTGACACTTTTACCTAATTGTGTTTGAGCTACCGAACCAAAAAGTTGGCTAGCGTTAGAACTTATTTTTTGTCTTAAAGTTTTTCCAACATTTACTGTATCGTCAAAATTCGAAATATCAGTAGCATCATTAAAATCTTCTTCATTAGAAAAATCAGTATTTGCAGCTACGGTGTCATCAGCAAAAAACGGTGTAGCACCTTGTTTTTTTAGATTGTCTTCAATTGTTTTATCCATTTGTTTTTGTGGTTGTTCAGTAGGAGATCCATATCTCATAACTTTAAATCTTATAGTTGCAGGATATGCAGGATTGCCAATTACGTCTAACGGATACATCAATGCATCGCTTGATCCTGTTTCTGTTAATGACTGTACTGCGGTAAGGGTTTCACCTATTCCGCCTCTGTTAGTAAAACTACTAACTGCTTCACCAACGTTTCCGAACAATGATCTGCTAACTTTTTCGCCTAACGGGCCAACTTTATTTAGTATACTCATTTTAAACCTATAGATATATTAAAGGATTATTGTTTTATTTATATGGTTTATTCAGGTCGTTACATAGTTAAAAACAAAACAAAATATAAAGGTGACTTTAATAACGTTATTTATAGGTCGCTTTGGGAGCGTGCTGTGTTTGGTTGGTGCGATAATAATCCAAAAATTAAATATTGGAGTTCAGAAGAAGTTATAGTTCCATATTATTACGAAGTCGATAAAAAATATCATAAGTACTATGTTGACGTTAAAATAGTTTATGAAGATAAAACACTTATAGTTGAAATTAAACCTGAAAGAGAGACTGTGCCACCAACAGGTGAAAAAAGAACTAAGAGATACATTGCTGAAGGTTTAAACTATGTGAAGAATATGAACAAATGGGAGGCTGCAGATAATTATGCAAAAGATAGAGGATGGGAGTTTCACATTTGGACAGAAAAAACGTTACAAGAAATGAAACTTTTGCCGAAGCCTGTACCGGGTAAACTTAAAAAGTATACACCTCTAAAGCCATTTCGTAAAAGAAAACGTAAGAAAAGGTTATAAATAGAAACATGAGTAACTTATTTCAAAAACTTGAACTTGAAGCTTTTCGAAAAGGCATTACACCTAGGACAAGAGAATCAAGAGAATGGTTTCGTAAAAAAGTACAACAACTAACTCGAGTCAATCGAGCGCAACTCGTTAGAAGTGATGAAGTAAAAGAAAGAAGTAGTCATAGATATGGTACAATGGTTATGTTTACTTATGATCCTAAACTAAAAGAAAAGCTACCTTACTATGATACGTTTCCACTAGTAATACCTGTTGAACCAGCAAAAGGTGGATTTAGAGGATTAAATCTACATTACTTACCACCAGTTTTAAGAGCAAAATTTTTAGATGGTTTACTAGAAACAACTAATAATGATAAGTATGATGAAAGTACTCAATTTAAATTAACATACAATTTACTTAAAAGCGCTTCAAGATATAGATACTTTAAGCCTTGTATTAAACATTATCTTTTAGAACACGTAAGATCAAGATTTGCAGAGGTGAATTCACCAGAATGGGAGATTGCAACTTTCTTACCGATTGCAAGATGGCAAAAACAAAGTGCAAATAGAGTATATTCTGAATCAAGAAGGATAGCTAATGGCTAGTAGTGTAGACGAATTAAAAGCATTGGTTAATACTAAACTTGGATTTGCAAGAGCAAATCGATTCTTAGTAACTTTACCAACAAATTTTGGTGGTGGAGGAGGGTTGATAGGTGGAGTATTAGGTCTATTAAATCTTGGTGGTGGCGGTGCATCTGGTAGAGAATTAAATATATTATGCAGCAATGCAACTTTGCCAGCAAAACAGATTCTTACGAATGATAGAAGAATAGGTATGGAGTTTCAAAAAGTTGCTTATGGATACGCAGTTGATGATGTAAGCATGACTTTTTATTTAATGAACGATTACGGAGTAAAAGAATATTTTGATGCTTGGAGAAATACAATAATACCTGAAGAAGGTTTTAATGCGTTTACATCTAAATACAAAGATGAGTATGCCAGAGATGTTACTATACATCAACTCAGACAGCCACTTAAAGGTTTTAGTAAACAAATAGGACCTATAAGATTTAACGCTGGTATTGGCGGTGGAAGTGTTTATTCGGTTGATTTAATTGATGCGTTTCCAATAGCAACTAGTGCTATAGAACTTAACAATGAACTAGATGGTCTAGTTCAATTAACAGTGTCCTTTGCATTTACAAACTGGAGAAGATCGAAAAATGTGCAAGGATTTATTAACATGGATATTAATACACCACTTGGTGGAATTGATATATTATAGGAGTGATTGATGGGTTTACCTAAACTATCAAATGATAAACCAATTTATGAACTAACTGTACCATCAACTAATCAATTAGTTAAGTACAGACCATTTTTGGTGAAAGAACAAAAAGCTATGCTTGTGGCATTCGAATCAAAAGACACAAAGCAAATATTAAATTCAATACTTCAATGTATTGAAAATTGTGTTGAAGGCATTGACGTCAAAACACTTTCTACTTTTGATGTTGATTATATTTTCACAAAGGTAAGAGCAAAATCAGTTGGTGAAACTTCTAAAATTTTGATGGCATGCTCAGCGTGTAACGAAGAAAATGAAGTTAACATAAACTTAGATAACATTAAGTTAACTAATGCAGAATTAAAAGATAATGTTATTGAATTAAATAATGATATTGCAATTACAATGAAATATCCTACTTATTTCGACATGCTCAAACATGGAAACTTATTCAAAGAAGATGTTTCTGAAGCAGCAGTTGTTTTTGATAATATGAAAATGTGTATGCATTCAGTACAAACTGAGAATGAAAACGTTTTAATTAAAGATGAAACTGATGAAGAGATTGAAACTTTTGTTAATAGTTTAAATAATGTTCAAATGCAAAAGATTATGAATTTTGTTGAAGGATTACCAAATTTAGTTTATGAAGATACTTTTGAATGCAAAAAATGTAAAAAAGAAAACATAGTTAAATTACAGGGGCTCAATGATTTTTTTTAGTTAACCTCTCTCATGAAACGTTGGAGAACTATTTCAAGACGAATTTTTTAATGATGCAACATTTCAACTATTCATTATCAGACTTAGAAGGAATGTTACCGTGGGAGAGAGAGGTTTATATAATATTATTAAACGAGCACCTAGAGGAAAAACAAAGAGAGCAAAGTGGCAGCAACATTAGCAGATATCAATAAGACCTTAATAAGTGTAGATGAGAATACTCAGAAAACAAGTAAAGGTATAAATGGCTTCTTAAATTATCTTAAAAGAAGAGACGCTAAAGAGGATAGAAAAGATCTTGAAGCTTCTCGTGAAGCAAGAAAAGTTAGCACTAAAGAGACACAACAGTCGTCAAGTGGAACTAGTAGATTTAGTAGATTTAAATTACCAAGTTTTGGTGTGCCTAGTGCAGGAGCACTTGCTGCTGGCGCCCTTGCTTTCACAAGTCGGCTTTTTAGAAGAGGGCTTGTAGGTGGCTTACTAACTACTTTCGCTGAAGAAATTGCTGACTTTTTTTTACCTGGTCAACCAGGAGAGAAACAATTAACAAAGGACTTAAGAAAATATTTAGTAGGTGGTTTAGAAGGATTTGGTTTAGGTTATATCTTATTTGGTAAAAAAGGTGGAATACTTGGTTTTGTACTCGGTGCCTTAACAAAGAACCCAAAAGTAGATAAAGAACTAGGTAGACTAACAGATAATTTAGAAAAGTTAGCTATAGCAATTTTTGGTCCTGATTATAAAGGTGGATTTGCAAAAATGGCTGAAAGTATTTCTAATACTGCAGGTGACGGTCTTACACGTTTAAATAATCTTGTTGAAGGTAAGAACTTTAGCACAGAAAATATAAGAGAACTTGGTAAAGATATACTTGGTGCGGCTGGTGTCTTAGGTGCCTTTGGTTTTTTTGTTTCACCTAAGTTTAGAAAAATGTTACTAAGCGTAAAGACATTGAAAAAATTACCAGTCGTCGCATCAATAATAGCATTGGCAAACTTACTTGGTTATACAGTATCTGACGATGGTAGCGAAGGACCTTCATCTACTGAAATTGGTGCTGGTGCTGTAGGTGCCACTTATCTAGCTTATAAAGGAGCCAAGGCATTCAAAAATATGGGTGGTGCAGGTGATCCAAGAAAGTTAGATCCAGGATATAACGAAAAAATAAGAGCAGCAAATAAACTTTCTCCATCAGCTTTGAATAAAGCCGGTTTAGAAAAAGCTAAAGGTGGTGGCGTGCAACAAAAAGGTGGTAAGTTTGCTACAAATGCACAACTAGATAAAGCACTAGCAAACAGATATGGTAGAATATTTGGACCTAAAGGAATTGCTCGTTTTCTTGGAGGAGTGTTTCCGTTAGGTTTACTTGCAGGTGTTCTAACAGCAAGCAGTGTAAAACAAACATTAGCAAATGATAATTTATCTGAAGATGAGAAGAGAAAAATAATAGGTGAAGAACTTGGTACTTCATTAAATATGTTTGCATTTGGAGCACTAGGAAGTGCTCTTGGTGGTATAGCATTTGGTCCTAAGGGAGCTACGATCGGTGGAATAGGGCTTGGTGTTTTAGGAGCTTTAGCACCAAATGTCGCAGGCGATTTTTTAGCAAGTTGGTTCTTAGGAAGACCAATGTCTGAAAGTCAACTAAATCAGATTACAAGTTTAAATAATGTTAGAAAAAAAGCTCAAGGCGGTGGAATGAATCTATTTCAAGATATATCAAGTACAGAGGGGCTTATGAGTAGGTTACCACCTTCATCTGCTACTACCCTTGGTAGTAATCTTCCGAGTGCAATGACTATGGGTGGAGCAGCGGCGTCTAGTCCTAACACATTAATTACTTCACAAAATAATTACTCATCACAACATCAATCTTTGATTGTAGGCCACCCTAACACACGTGATAGAGATAACGCACTTAATCAAAGATTGAATATTGGTAATAGTTTTAATTACTAAGCGTCTTCTTTTGCAAGTTTAGCGAAATAAGACATGGTATCTTCTTCAGAAGTATCAACTTCTTCTGCAGTCACTGGAGCCACAGATTCAACTGGCTCATTAATCTTATTTTCTTCTTTTATTTGATATGAACCTACGTTCATTTCTTCACCAAGAACTCTCATCATTTTAGCCTTAAGCTCATCATATGTTTTATAATTCTTAGGATTAGTGAACTCTGTAAGATCGTGTAGTTGGTTATACACGCTTTCTAACTTAGCTTCATTACCATCTTGAAATACAGCGGCTGATGCAAACTCAGATTTATCGTAGTTTCTATAACCTTCTACGTTTCTAATCTTAAGTTTAAAATCTGCACCTTCCCAGAAATCAAATGGATCTACAGGTTGCTCGTCTGCAAATGAAGGATTCATCAAGTCATAAATCTTATCGAAGATTTTTTTACCAAACTTATATAAGAATACTTTACCTTCGTTTTGAGGAGCTGAAGGATCACTCACTACACATATATTAGTAACATAGTGTAGTCTTCTTTTTTGTGACCTTGCTTTTTCTTTATCAGACTCTATACCTGAATTCCAAAGTCTAGAGTTTAACTCACCAACTGGATCAGGTTGACCTATGGAAGTTAGAGAGTTTTCAATATACCACAAACCAGTAGGACCTTTAAAACCATGATCCCAATATCTTACGAATGGAATCTCACCGTCTTTACCTGGTAAGAATCTTATTACGGCATAACCGTTACCAGCTTTGTCAACAGTTGGTTTCCAAATCCTGTCATCGACGTAGGATTTTGTTTCACCACTTGATGTGGCTTCTGCTGCTTTAATGATTTTATTGATGTTGCTTCCGCGATTGCGTTTTAATGTTTCAAATGACATAGTATTGTCTCCTTATTTGCTGAAATATTAACTGAAATATTACTTGTATATATTAGTACTCTCCTAACCATTCACTAGCTTGCAAAGTACCTATATTATATATACAGCTTTACTCAAAAAATGCATCGTCAATAGAATTTTTTTTCGGTAAGAAATTTAAATTCATTGCCTCTGCTTCAATCTTATCTTTAATTACAGGTGAAATAAATCTTTTAATATCTTCCACTTCAATCTGATTTTTTTCACACACGTGAATCACAGCATCCATGTAGGGTATCTTTTTTTCAGCTACTGCACCTTCGATAAGTTTGGTGAATTTTGTTCTTGTTAGAAATTGTTCTTCAACTTTACTCATTTATCTAACACTCTTAATAATACTGTATCTTTATTGATACGACCGTTAGGTACAAACGTTTTTGTTGTTATATCTTTCCAAGCTTCATCAATTTGCTTTGGCGTTTTTGATAAGAAGATTGGTAAGTAACTATCAGGCTTACGTAAAGTTACTGCTCTACTTGTCGCCTTGTTAAAGTTCTTTATTGTAGAACCTGATATAACAAATCCATTTGGACTATCTGTTACGTATTCGGTAACAACTTTGTACTTACAATTAAATGTATATAACCTTGTATTGTTTGGTACTTGTATTGGATTTATCGATTTAATTTTAAAATCATTATCTTCTTTCTTGTATTGTACCTTTGATACTTGTTTATCGATTGCTACAGAACCTTTAACCTTTACGTTACGAGATGCTTTACTTGCAGACTTAATTCTATCTAGATCAGAAAGCATCTCTTTACAAACTTTAATTCTACGGTTGAGTTCTGATCTTTTAAGGTGGGAGTAACCTTCAACTGCCTGATCGCATCTTTTATGATACGCATCTTCATAATCTAACAACCAGCCCTCAACCGTAACTTTAACAGGACCTACCGCAGCACCCGTTAATCCATGAAACTTAAATCTATCATACAAGTTAATTTCAGTTTCTTTACCATCAATCCAAGCATCTTCTAAATCAAGAAGCTCTTGCATTATAGTATTATTAATCTTTCTAATTAACTTTACAGTAGGTGATATTGAAACAACTTTTGTTTCTTGTTTTTTATTATTATATAACTCCTTACCTGAATCAATAAGTGGAATGATATAATCAAATAATGAATTAAGATATTCTTTGGCTTTATCTCTACCAAGATCATTATTTTTATATAGATCGTTATTATACCAAAATGCAGTAGCCGCATGATGAGACATAGTAAACTTCCACTCTGGATGACTTAATATATACTTTGACGGTTCAGGAAAGTTCTTCTTGATCCAAGTTTTAATTTGACTGATACAATCTTTTCTGTCAACTTCTAGATGAAAGTAATCTTTTACTGACTCAAATCCTTTTTCGATTGGCACACCGGCCAAACCTGTACGAGCTCTTGCTCTGATTTTCTTTTTAGTTCTTTTACCTTTTAATGCTGTCAAACTCATAAATTATTCTCCCTTATATAATTACCGACTGCGCCTTTAACTATGTTAGGGTACTCACCTAAGTAAGTACCTGCTACTAACATATCCTTTGTTAATAAGTATTTGTGCATATGCTGAATGTTATCCCAGTTATCTAAGATTTCTTTTGCTAATGCATCAAATTCAAAATCTTCTATTAGTGGCTTATCCATTTCATAATAAGCATAAGCACACATTAAATATTTTGCGATAGGATTTTTCATTACGTACGTATCGCCTTTAATGATACGTTGCTGATATCGTCATAAGTGCGAATAGTGAAGATCTGATCATCATTATCCATCTTGCCTATAGTATAGTTTTGGATAGCAATATCAATCGACTTCTTTTCGGTCTTAGCCTGACCTGAATAGAATGACTTGCCATCTAATGACTTATCTGATGCTGTAACGACTGTGAAATATTTAGACATATTGAACTCCCTTTTTTATTATATACTTATATTCTACCATACTTTTTAGTAAATGTACACCTTTTTTTTCACTTTTTTTAATTTTTGTTATTAACATGTTAACTAGTTTCTACGCATTGTTGCATATTCTTTTGCATCTGCGTTCTTACTTACAGGCACCATGTTTGATTTATGCATGGTAGCAATACCTGTTATAAAAGTGCCAGTGTAAGTATTTGATTTAGACTTACCAACAATAGGACCCGTATAGTCACTTGTTGGTAGAGCTCGTGAATGCTCCTTATAATTAGGAGCTTTAATACCTGCATTCTTAGTTTTATTTTTTAACTGTGATGGATGTACACCACGCTTCATTAACCAAGCATCATGTTCTGCTTGTGCTTTTTGCCAGCCGGCTTTACGAAAAGTTTTACGCTTTTTACTATTGTTATTGTTGTAATATACTGGCATTAAGTGCATTGTCATAATATAATCCTTTTTTTATTATACTTATATTTTACCATAGTTTTTCGTAATTGTAAAGGAAAAAAATCAAAATTATTGAAATAATTATCACAATAGAGAATCTAAACATAAATCCTACTATTGCGACAATTGTACCAACAAGAATAGCACCAGCTACTGCGAAGAAGAGGAGTTGAAAAAATAGTGGTGCCAGTTCTTGTATCTCTACAAAGGTCATGTTCTATACCTTTGTATTTCATCAGGTCCAGAATTATTTGATAATTCTGGACTTTTATTCTTTAAGAAACTAATCTCTTCATTAAGTTCTTTAATTCTCTTATACAAAGCGTACTTCTCTTTAGTTTCTTCTGCTAACTGCTTTTTTAGTAAATCTATCTTAGTGGATAGTTCCATCGGGTTCGTCATCATCAAACTCCTCCAGCTTAAATATAAATTCCATACCGTTATCATTATGAGCTTGATGAACCATTTCACCGAGCTGATAATCATCACCTTCAACGGTAAAAATTATTTCATTTTCATCGTTAAATTTTTTAGCGGTTGCTTTTTTGAAATCAATTATATTAGATTTTTTTCTAGACATTAAAACTCCTAATTTTTTATTATAGTTATATTATACACTACTTTTAAGTGAATGTACACAAAAAAGTGTTTAACCTGTTAAATGTTTTGCATGAATTCTACAACCTATAAAGTTGTTGTAGTAATCATCTCTAAACAATACATTGTGATCAAACTGAAGCTTTGCTTCATAGTAAGACATTTCGCCTTTTGTTTTACAGAGTTTTAATATTTCACGCTTAAATCTTTCTTTTCCATGTTGTTCCACGAGTTGGCGTACTTCATTTGATGATCCATAATAATCTTTCCAGTCTGATTCAACACGCGTTCGTACACGTCTCTTACGTGTCTTATTGACGGGAAGAACTTTAGGTTTCCAGAAGTTCTTCTTTCCAATATACTTTTTGTTGTTATGAATTTCTGTGAGTTGATATACAAACCCTTGATAGTCTTCTGGTGTTACTTCAAATAATTCATTATTATAATACCACATAAAGTTATTTATTCTTTTTTATAGACAGCACCTCGTAATGCCAATGGGCTTGTCGCTTGTAATATTGGTGTATTGATACCAACAGGCAAAGGTTTTGTTGGCTCAAATTTTGGCAACAGTGGTAATAATATTAGAAAATGAAAGAAGTAATATCCTGTTGCTAATCTACTTAACGTAACATATATTCCTTCAGCTGGCATTGCACCGAGATATCCAAGTGCTATACAGTCAATAAACAATATCCAAAAGAATATTTTATATAAAGGTCTAAAATTTGAACTACGTATAGGCTGTCTGTCAAGCCAAGGTAAAATAAAAAGTACTACTATTGCACCAAACATTAATAGTACACCGCCTAATTTATCAGGTACCGCACGCAGTATAGCATAAAAAGGTAAAAAGTACCATTCAGGTACAATGTGTGCGGGTGTAACCATTGGATTTGCTGGTATGTAATTATCAGGATGACCCATAAAATTAGGAAAGAAAAACACTGCTGCTGCGAAAAATGTTAAGAATATACCTAGTCCAAATAAATCTTTTATAGTATAATATGGGTGAAACGGTATAGTGTCTTGTTTTCCTTTAACATCAATACCTATAGGATTATTAGAACCAAATCTGTGTAATGCTACTAAGTGTAATATTACAGTGCCAACTATTACGAAAGGTAACACAAAGTGTAAACTAAAAAATCTATTTAACAATGCGTTATCAACACTAAATCCTCCCCATAGCCATGTAACGAATTGTTCACCTACCAGTGGTATTGCACTAAACAAGTTTGTTATTACTGTAGCACCCCAAAAACTCATTTGACCCCACGGCAGTACATAACCCATAAATGCAGTTGCCATCATTAATAGTAATATAAAAACGCCAAGAATCCAAAGAAGTTCACGCGGTGCTTTATATGAACCATAATACAGTCCACGAAATATATGTATGTACGTAACTATAAAGAAGAAGCTAGCACCATTCATATGAATGTATCTTATTAACCAACCGTGATTTACATCTCTCATTATTCTTTCAACTGAATCAAACGCATAGTCTACATGAGCAGTATAATGCATACTTAATACTATACCAGTTACAATCATAATTACAAGGGATATGCCTGCTAAAGAACCAAAGTTCCAAAAATAATTTAAATTTTTTGGTGTAGGATATTCGTTAAGTTCGTGATTCATAAACGTAAATATGCCAAGCCTATGATCTATCCAATTAACTACAGGATTTTTAAATTTAGTTTTTGCCATTAAAAGTCTACGTCTATTCCATTTATACTATAAGTCTTACCGTTGAAACCTTTATCCATCTTTTCTTTATCAGTCATGTTGTCACTGTTAATTCTTTTCCAAGGATTGAACTTCTTCTGCTTCTGCTCTCCTACCACAGATCGGGCAAAAAACAGGTTTTTGATATGATGCCACATAAGAAGTTTCATCACATTCTTCGCAATCTATCTGGTAATCTTTCAAGAATTTTCTTCTTTCTTTTTAAACTTGCTGTTGACCATTCCGCTATCTCTTGTGTCGATCTGCCACAGCCAATACAAAAATTGTCTTGTAGAGTGCAAATCTTTATACAAGGTGAAACGACTTTAGAAATCGATTTCACAGGCGCCACCTGCGCAGGCGGCTGCAGCGAGTGTATCAACATCGGTATACTTTCTTTCTTTAATATCTTCTTTCCAATCTACTGTCATAAGTGTCGATTGTATCTTATTCCACTTATGAAGTAGATACGCATCCTTTAAACAATGCTCAGCTAATGTTGTATCTGATTTTAAATAATTATCAGCAAACTTTCCAAACCTTCTTATCCAATCTCTTTTAAGAGCATTTTCAGAAGTTTCTAGAGATATATCTTCACCAAACCCTTTTGCGGTTGAACACGCATCCCATAAGTTATTAAAACATTTTAAGGCGTCCACGACCATACCTGACGCAAATACTGCTGCATCACCATATTTCTTCACCATATCTTTTGAAGTAATGACTGCCGTGTTTGGAGCTTGATTATAATCTTTATCACCACTCATAGATAAAAATGAAATACCAGCAAAAGAATCTCTGTTTTCAAAAACATATCTTTCAACATCATCCCAATTATCAACTATTATAGTATTTGAAACATTATGCCTAACGCCACTGTCTGCGCATAAATCTTCATTTGTGCCAGCTTCAACCCAATGTTTTTGAGCTTTCTTTACAAGTTCCAAATGTTTTATACCTAGTAAGTCATCTTTATACAAAGAACCTTTTTTTGGTAGTATAGGAAAAGAAACAACAACATCAGTGCCACCAGCAGACCATACTGAATCTTCTACCATATAAGGATTGGTCTTCATAATAGCTTGAGTTATTTCTGATTCTTTATTCATTTGTACGTTTCTTATATACATGTCAGAATGCTCAGCATGAATGCCAGATGCAGTTTGTAATAATACAGAAGCATTACCACTTGGCTTTACACACGTAGTTCTTGCTGCAGGATTGATTTTAATAATCATGGCAACTTCTCTATTTACTTCTTTAACTATCTTTGCGCCTTTTTCTAATATTTTTTCGTTAAATAAAATATCAGGATTATTCATCCATCCAGTAATTGAAACTCCAAGTAACGCTTCTCTATCAAAGATAAGTTTTGATGTGTCAGTTAAAAACTTAAAGTCAGTGTACCCTGCTTGTAGGGTACCGAGGATAGACGCTGCTCGACATGCCTTATAAAAGTCTTCCTCGGTATTGCATTTGCCTCCGTTGATTTCAGTCAGGTTACAGCCTTGCCAACCTGACTTTTTATTAATCTGAGGATACATACCAATCTCAACACATGGATTAGTTGTATGCTCTTTTGATTCAACAAAGACGAATCCGGGTTCGCCAAATTGTTTGACAGATTCCATAATCTTGCCAAACTCTTCAGGTGTAGTCTTGTCTCTAACAATAACTGCAGAGTTGTTTGACCTACCTCTTTGCGGATTTTCCATAAACCAATTCCCAGTTTTTGCGTTCAACATCTGTTCGTCATCTGGTGAGAATAAACATATTGTTGCAGATCTTCTTACACCACCGGATAATACAGCATCTGCTGCATGCATAGTGATATCATATGCATCAATAGGTTTGATTTCTATTGGTTCTTTGGAATCTAATACAATACCTTGTAATAAATGTTCTATCTTGTCTAAGGACCTACGTAAACCGTTCGGTCCTGGTGCTTTAAATCCACCTGATATATAAGCACCCTTTGGTCTTATTTGTGATAAATCGAAATAAACTCTTCTTCCTTCGTATTCTGGATATTTACCTCCTCCAACAAAAAAAGAAGACATTAATATGTCTAATGCTGAAGCCCAACCTTCAATTGAATCTTCAACTATGTAACCTTTCGCTTGCTTTGTTCTATTTTGAATTTTTGGTAATTTTTTAATATGATGCTTTTGGACAGAGAAACCTGCACCAGCACCGCATAATAAAATATAAAACACTTCTCCAAAGAATGCTGGTCTGTCGACATAAGAAGACGTACAGTTATACATTCTCATTTGATGTTTCATTAATTGCTCGCCGCCAAACTGTAGAGCGCGTTGCGCACCAAGAACTCTTTGTTCTTTATAAGCTGTACGCGCCTCATCTAAGTAAGTAGCTAATTCATTATTATAGTTAATATAATTTTCGTCGTGCATGTTTATAACACGATCGACAGCCTCATCCCAAGTTTCATATCTACCATCATCATCTTTAAATCTAGAATATCCTTCATAAAACTTAGTTTGAGACAAAAAATCTCTTGTGTCAACTTGTTGTTGCATTTTTTTCCTCTATCTAATTTTTGATTGTATAGTTATTATATATTAAAAACAGGTTTTTGTAAAGGCATTAATCATCATTTTTTGAAAAATATTTTTCAATCATTTCAATTCTATCATGCGCTGCAGACATCTTATCGAGTTCTGCGATAACTGCCTCAGTTACATCACTGTGTTCACCTATACCAGCCGGCATAGTTTGATATACTTTTATGTTTGCTTTATGTACTTCAAGTTCTCCTTCAGCTTGTTTCTTAGCTGCAAATAATAAATGATCGCCTGCTTTCATTTTAGTCTCCTATTTTTGCGTTCACGTCTCTATGTTTATTCCAAGCTACAAACCCACCGAGTCTTAATGCCCAGTAAGCAAGATAGTTTAAGAAATAAAAACCATTTACTTCAATATTAATGTCTCTAAATGTTTTATCCATCCATTTTTGAGTCTTAATACCTATTGTCTTTTTGTTTTTTAACAACAATGTTTCATACTTATATCCATAATCATGTATGAGACCGCCAATTAATAATACACCAACTGGTGATAAAAATTGACCTAAAAATTTTGGCACACTAGCACCATCAAATTTAAATCCTTTTGGTATTATAAAATTATTACCATTCATTGAATAATTAAAGTCTTTTACTACTTCCCAATGTCTTGAACTAAACGACCATAATAATAATGCACCCCAAAAACCTTTTCCTTTAGTTGCAATAGGAATAGGTTTCATGTGTGGAAATTCTTTATATTTAAAATTTACTCTATTATCTATTTTCTTATCAAATAGATTGATTATGAATCCAATAATTACTAGTATAATAAAAACTGTCATTGGCCAAAATTGAGTGGCTAGACCTAAAATTAAATCTGTCATTTTTTACTCCTCATTTGTTCTTGCATCTCTAACGCTGATTCGTTATCAATGCATGCAATTTCTACTAACTTCATATTAGGAAATTTAAGTTTAATGCCAGCTTTTACATATTGATTATAAGTTTTAAGATATTCGACACATTCTTCTTTTGTGTTAAAAATAAAATTTTGATTTATTTTAAAACTAATTAAATCTGTATTTGGATATGTTAAAGCTGCTATTAAAAACCAAATCATTGCTTTTCCTTTTTAATTAACCATTTTATACCATTATTATTATGTGTTACGACTTCTTCTATAACTTCAAGTTTGTTTTCAATTTTATTAACTTTTATCTCATCCCATAACATGTTGGCAATTAATGATGCCACAATTGATTCAAACATTATTTATTCTCTTTTGGTTTTACTGCTTGTTCATAGTAAAATATAACTTCTTTTTGTTGTTCTATATATCTCTTTATTTCTTCAAAGTTAAGTGCTAAATTTTTAAAAGATGCTGGATCTAATCCATATATTACAAACTCACCCATACCGGCTTTTACCTTTTTAATAACTTCAGGTAGGTTTTTTTCAGTTATTACAATAATTTTTGCTTCTAACATTTTAACTGCTTTTGGCCTTTGAGCAATTGCAATGGTTGGTGTTATTACTTTCTCAACAGTAACAATTTCTTTTTCTGGTTTCCAACTACAACTACTTAGTAGCAGTGTTGATACCATTAAACATGTTAACAACTTCTTCATTTATTTTCTTTTCTGATGCTATTGGATCTGCAATACTATTTTTTATTATATCAGTTTTTGCAAGTATATTTGCAATCTTTTTATTATTTTCTTCAGCAATAGTTAACTTGTTATTTAAGTCTTTAGTTAACTTAATTTGATTTTCCATATTTTCTTTGAGAGCTTTAATTGTCGAATCTTTTGCTTTGACTGCAACTTCAAGTTTTGCATTATTATCTCTTAATACAGACATTCGTTGCATAGTATCATTATATATGTAATATGCACCATATCCTATACCGCCTAAAATAATTAGAATAAAAATTAAAATATAGAGCCTAGCCATAATTATCTTCTATGTATTTTCTAAATCTTTTTAGTAATACTGGAAACTTATCTTTCTTTCTACGTTTATCATGCATAGTAGTAGTTTTTAATCTTGGCCCCATTGCTGTCGTGGCAGGATTTGGTATTGATGCTGTGTTTGTTGATGGCACATCTTCACTTCTTTGTGCTGATTTTAATGCATCTGCGGTAGGCGCACCTTTTTCACCTTTCTTACGCATACGTTCACCACGTTTACGTTTCATATGAATATTGTGCCATAGTCCTTTTGATTTTTCTTCTAATGATTCTTTTTGCATAGCTTTTGTTTTCTTCTTCATTTTGTTTATAAAAGCTCTATATACTGCAGCTGGACCAGGTTTGCCCATAACTCTCGCTCTTTGTTCCATTGCAATTGCTGCTTGTATCTGGTGAGCATGTTTTTTACCAGAATTTTTAATTTTAGATACTGATGCTTTTGCATCATCTACTGTTGCAAACTTCAAACCGTGAATCGTACCTTTTGGATTCTCATCTGTATATAAGTCACTGTGTTTATCTGAATTAGCTGGCTGTCCTTTTTTTCTTGGTATTCTTTTTGTAGCTTCAAACATATCTGTACTTGGACTCTTACCAGATTGTTTAACTACTTTTAAATCATCTCCTACCAGTGGTGAATATTTTTCTGCAGCTTTCTTTGCACGTGCTTCTGAACTGTGCATACTAAAGGTATACCTTGACTTTGGAGCGTTAGGGTTAACTACGACATGAGTGTAAGCTTTGATCTTACTGCCTTTTTGTCTACCTGCATATCTCACTTAACTAACTCGCTTGCTGTTACAAATATTTTCTTGTCAGTATTAATGTGTGTTATTTCGTATATGTCAACGCCAAACAAGTCACCTACTGGAAAGCAGTGATCTTCAACAAGTACTTGGTCTTTAGCCCAAACCATTTCATCACAACTTATATTTAAAAGTTTTGGATTTATTACTTTATATCTACCGGGTGTTAGTTGTTTGTTATTTAATAAAAACCATTCATTTTTTTCATTTAAAAAATCTAATACTTCGATATTACATTTTTCGCAAATATCTTTTATTCCTTTTTCGCTAATTCCAAATTTTTCTTTGATAAGATAGAGCGCTGACGCAAAAGATCCGAGTTTGCTTCCACCTCCTGGAACTTTTGCAATGAGCCTTTTAATGTTAGCGGCAAGACGAACAAAAGGAGTATAAGCAGACTTCTTTTCATCGGTGTCAATTTTCACGTTCCTATTTCTCTTTCCGTTTTCATCGATAATACCTTCTTTATAGGCATCCCAATCTTTCCAATCCATAACCATCATTCTTATGAACCGAAATGCATAAGTTAAATCTACTGCTCTTTTAACTAATCCCATTTAATTTCCTTAACTTATTTACGACTGTTGGATCCATTGTAATTCCAGTATATTGATCATTTTTAATATATCTTAAAAACACTAAAAAAGGTTTTACAACTGGCCAATGTTTATCCTCAAGTTTGAGATCAAGTATATTTAAAGCAGCCTTTATACCAAACATATTAAAAACTACAATAAAATGATTAAGTAATAACCTGTCTGCCAAATCATCAGTTTCAAGGTATCTATTCAAGAGTCTTTTAATATATTTAAATCTTTTTAAATCTTCATAAAACTCTTCGATATCAGAGTAAGTCGGATTTTTATAATTTTGAGCCGCGTAAAGAAGTAAATTTTTCTCATTAAGTTTTCTTAACATAAAATTATATATTAAGAATTAAATTACTTCTTTCAACTCCTCAATCAAATCAGCCTTATTTTTTCTTCTATCAAGTTCAATACCGTGTTCTCTGCCAAGAGCTTCAAGTTCAATCTTTGTCATACCTTCAAGATCATCATCATCCATTAGTTCAGCTTCAGCTTCCTCTGCAGTTGTCGGTGACTCTTTTAGTACCTTAACTTCTGCCTTGGTTTCAACGTTTAAGTACTCATCAATCTGTGTTTGTGATATTGGTCTTGATACTAACAATTCATTAGTTCTTGGATCTCTCCAACCTTGAGGTGTAGGTATCGCATCTTTTTTAAAATTTGGTGGTGTTATTGCCATAATTATTTTCCTTTTGTTACTTGTTCTATTGCATCAAGTAAAGTATTAGAAACTTTATTTCCTGATATTCCATAGTCTTCTTTTTTCATTGATGGCTTTTTTGGAAACATCTTCATAGATGGTTTATCAATTGCCTTGAATCTACCAGCGTCTTTAGTATTATCATGAGCTTCGGTACTTTGCTTGTGAGCTGCATCTGCTGCAGACTTATATTGTTTTGAATCACCGCCGTGTTTTTTATGTGCATCGTGTGCAACCTTATGCAATCTTTCAGCCTCATCATGAGCATTTGCGGCATAGTCATGTGCAGAACTATCGCTATTACCTGCCTCAGTTGAGTGTCTTTCACCATGATGTCCATGAGCGGCTGCCATTGATTTATGATAAGCCTGATCTTCATTGACTGTTGATTCTGCAGTTTGCATCTTTGCTGATGGATCTTTTACTGGTGTTGCGCTAGGCTTTACTGTAAGATCACCTTTATTTTGATCGCCTTTTCTTAACTTCTTACCAGGTGCACTTTTCTTGATAGCGTCTGCAGTATCTTTTGCAGCTTTCATTCCATCTGCTTCAACACTCTTTGGTGTATTAAGCATATCCATTGCGCCCTTTGATGACATTGACTTCATATGCATCGGCTCTGGTTCTGTGGCACCTTTATAGTGTGCAGCTCTATCGCCTTCAAACAGTGACATTAATTTTTCTCTAAAAGTCATTGTACTCTCTTTCTTTACTGATTCTTTTTTAGCCATGTCGTGATAATGGTCTTTATGTTTGTTATCAGTTCTGCTATACTGAGGTAACTTATCATAATCATGACCGTCTTTCTTAGCAAGTTCTTTTGCTTTTTGCAAATGAAAATAACTCTTATCACCTGCTGTTTTTCCTACTGATTCTTTTTTCTCTTTTTTCTTAACTCTTTCACCTGTCGAATAATGATAATCATCAGCTTCTTTCTGATCTGCGATCTTATTTGCTAAATCTTTCTTCATAGTAACCGGATGGGTCTTCCCACCAAAGTTAAAAGATTTCTTTCCTTTTTTAGCTGCATCTGCTGCTGCACCATGAAAAGCAGTTCTTTCGTTTGCTGGAATATCTTCAGGTATATGATACTTAAATGATTCGCTTAGGCCCTGTTTATTTGGCCCGTGATCACTAAATGGATTTTCTGTTAAAAACATTTTTTTTCTCCTTACATCCACATATGGGCCACGTAGGCACCTACCGCTGCAACCACTGCAGCGTATACAATCTTATTTATAATACTTACGGTTCTTGAATTATCATCGACAGCTTTCTGTATCTCGTCTAATTTTACTGAAAGCTTGTTCATACGTTCTCTCATATTCTCATGATCGTCTTGTAATGCTATGATTTTCTCCTCTGCTCGAGCCAAAGAGATCATAGCGTCTGCAAGTTTATCAATCTTAGTTTCGATTCTATCTAATCGTGATTCAGTTGTCTCATTTTGAGCCATCTTACTGTAATCCTTTAATATTTGTTCTATGAGGTCTTTGTCCATAAATATATTTATTGCTCGTCAAAAAATTGACACCTACAATAATTTGTCTATAATTAACTGTCAGATTCTTGACACTCATCTACTTTTTCCTTGTCCTCTATACTTTTTAAAACTTCTTCTTTTATGTTTATTCATAGTTGAAGTTATTGGTTTTCGTCCAATTGTTGTACCATGTTTTTTTGGTTCATGAACTGTTACTGAACGAAACAACTTTGCCATTACTCAGCTTTCCATATTGTCCATATACCATAAGCGATCGCTATACCTGCTGCAATTTTAGCTAATGGCGATAGAAATAAAATCATAAGACCAAGAGCAATACACACTGCTCCGTCCATAGATGTTCTTTCTTTAATTCTATTGTTAATCCATTTTTTAATCATTAGCAATTCCATCTCCTTCTTGCTTGTCTTAATCTGCTGTTTGGATCTTTTGCTGCTTTTGGAAACTTTTTCATTTGTCCTGCACTTCTTGCACAATAACTTTTTCTTCTATTAGCAGCTTTTGAACCTTTTTTTAACTTAGATGGTTCTGTAGTTACAGCAGTTTTTAAATTTCCACCTGTCTTTCTATTTACAGCATCGACACCTTTCTGTGTCATACCTGCGCCTTTATCAGTTGCACGAAAATGACCTTTAGAGTCTTTACCTTTTTCTTCAATAAAAGTTTTAAATCTAACCAAACTCATGTCCAGCTATCCTTTTCATTTGTGCGTTGAACTCACCTTGGCCCGGCTTCTTCTTATAAAGTTTCTTTGTAAGGCTACTGTCTTTTTTACCTTTTATTCTGTACTTAAATCCTTTTGCTTTATGTTCTGGATCTGTAGTTTTTACCAATCTTCTTTTATATTGTGCTTCATAAGATTCTGGACCTTTTGGCGCATCAGTACCTTCGTTTTGACCGGGTGTTTGTTTCTTCATTAGTTTTACAGATTCAGGTGTACCGTAATCATATTTGTATTCGGCAACTTCTCTACCTTGTGCTTTTTGTCTAAATGCTTTTCTTTTTTTTGCAGTAGTAGTTCTTTCAACATCTTGTATTAGAGAAGGCTGTTTAACGATCTTTCTTAATTTTTGTAACAATGAACCAGGTGTTTTATCATCCATATACATATCAGGTAATCCTGCAATAGAAACTTTATAGCTTCCTTCATTTTTCATATTAAGAGCTCTTTTAATAAGTTCCTTTTTAGTATCGTCACGCTTAGCCACTGTAGTAAGTATATTTGCTTTTCTTTCAATCTCTTTTGCACGCTTACCAGTAGTTCTAAACATATCAGGCATAGCTTTTCTATTTGGTCCTACAAGTGCTCTTTGCAATTTTGCTTTTGTCTTTAACTTCATTGATAACTCGTTAACGTCATCCATCACTGGTCTTTTAAAGCCATGTTTTGATAACACGTCATCTTTATTATGTTTATCAAATGCTGATTGAGCCTTCTTAATGTTTTTCTTTTGTATTACTTTTTTTCTAAGCTTTGCAAAAGTTGGTTTATCTCTATCTAACTCAGGTTTACTACCGTCTCTATTATTTTGACCAAAAAGTTTTAAAGTACTACCTGCAAACTTTGCTTCTTGTGGTCCACGCTTGGCGTCAAGGTATGCAGCAACAGCCATTTGTTGACGTTTCTTTTTACTCTTACCTTTAAACTGCGGTGCCTTTGACTTTTTAAAGTCTTTAATGTAGGAACCTATTCCATCTTTTGGATCTAATGGCATATTACTTTGCTTTCATTGCTGTTTGCATGGCTTTGATGAGATTATTCATATCCTTTGAAAGAACTTGAATATATCTACCTCTTTCACCATAATTGATTTGATAACCTATACCACCTTTAAGGCGTGTTTTTGTGATTTGTATTCCAAACTTATCATAAACGTCTTCGCCTTCTTCAATCTTTTCAGGCTGTAATACTTCAAAAATAGCTTTTCTTAAACTCATTTCATACTCCCTACTTTTTTACGAGTACCAAACGCTTTAGTATCGCCTTTATCCATCATACCTTTCATACCGGCTGCTGGATCAGACTTACCGTGATAGCCTTGTGCATACCCTGGTTTTAGTTTTTTAATCTTTCCGCCTTTAGCTTTGAAAGCATCAATTGCTTTTTGATGTGCTGCTTTCTCTGCATCAGACATAGCTTCTTTTTTTGAAAGTCTGTTTGTAGCTCTATCAATGCCACGTACTCTCATCGATGCTTTTCTCTCAGGACCTTTTTGATAATCTTGGTCAGGATGCGTACCACCAAGTTTGCTAATAGCATCTTGTCTTTCATCATCTCTACCTTTTTGAAATACATCTCTTGCAGCTTTACTTATGTAATTCTTTGCTAGCTTTTTTGAGATCTCATTTACACTATTCATTAAATCATTTGTTACAGCTTCATTATTTTTTTTCTTCTTACCTCTTTCGGCCATAGATGCATGCGCTGCTTTTTGCTGAGCGTAAGATACGTAACCTTCTTTCTTATCTTTCTTCTTCTTACCTTTGCCGCTAAGATCAGAATCAGCACCGTAGTAAGTACCTTTACCTTTTGTGATATAAGAATTGACTCGAGCCATTCCCCATTGTTGTGGTGTAGTGCCTGGTCTATGACCAGTTCTCCAAGCCGCCATTCCTCTATTATACACCTTCTTTAATGTACCGAGAGATATACCCGACTTAGCTGCTTTTTTCTTTAAGCCTTCGTTTTCAAGTAACTCATCGAAGGATTCTGAATAAGATGAAAATTTAAGCATCTTGTTTACTCCTGTTTTTTATTTTTCTTACTTTAGCGCGATCTAACATTCGAGCATGTTTTATTTTATCGACCATTTTTTCACGTTCAATTTTTTTCTTAGCAAGTTGAACAGCATCCTCACCAAACATCTTTCGATATTTAAGTGTATGTTTGCTTGGTTTTGTTTTTGCTTTCGCGTCGCCTGGTGCTTTTTTATAAGCAGCAGGATTATCATCATCCATTTTTGCATGTTTTCTAAAGTGTGCTAACCTCTTCTTCTTAGTAGCTTTCTCTAGTCCTTTATAATAAGGTGCAGGCTGAGAGCCTTTTTTATCTTTTATATCTTTGTCTTGTCTTACTCTATCTTTAAAATCTTTTTCTACTAACTCTATAGCATCAAGCCATTTTCGATAAAGTTTATCACCTGACTCAATAATGACATAATTACTTCCAAGCTTGGTAACATGACCCAACTCGTCAGTCCCCAAGATAGCAACACAATCACCAATACTATACAGATTTCCCTTAACATATTTCTCCCTCGTTTCTGAGACGGGGTCGAGGTTTATTTTGTTATAATATTCTTTCTGTTGTTTAAGGCCCATGCCTTTTCTCACTTCGTTATAAACTCTTTTTGCATCTGAGTTTGATACGTTTCTTGGTAATCCCTGAGAAAATTGTGTAAAGTCACCATCACTTGCAATCTTTCTCATTTTTGAAGCTGACATTCCAGAGACATCATCAGCATCAGGGTCCCTCTCCCCGGCTGACACGACATTAATTTTATTAAAATTATAAAGTCCGTGTCTACTTTTAACTCCATTATACTTGTTTAAGAGCGTTTTAAATTCATTAACTCTATCAGAACCAACTACCATATTAATATTTTTATAACCTTCATTATTTAATTTAGTCATTGCATCAAAAACCGTCTTGACTTTCTTATCAAGAATTACTTGTCTTGCATGCTTAGGAAAAAATCTTCTAACAGTTTTAACTTTGAAATTATAATCCAACGGATTTTTTTTGTTGTCAGTACTTTGTGTTAAATAAACTCTATAAGGATTCTTTCCAGACTTCTTAGATAGTTCATTCATCAATTTTTCATGACCAGATGTTGGAGGATTCATACGACCAAAAGTAAAATATATGGTCTTGTCTTCCTCAATCAAAAATGATTTAAATGAATTTATCATTAACCTTTCTTTCTTTGTACTTCTGCTTTTCTTACGTCTTTAAATATTCTTTTTGCTATTCTTTGAATTCTACTTTTTAAGGCAGGCTTATCAAGTCTCTTTTCTATCTCTTGTTTTCTTGCAAATGTAAGTTCTCTTTTTGGTATTCCTCTTGTTAACTTTTTTGCAATTTGATTACGAGCCTGTCTCATTGCTCTTTTCTCGAGAGTCTTCTTATTAGCCATTTTTCTTTTGGCTCTATCTCGACCTATCTTGATTCTTGCTTTAAGTCGTTTCATTAAACGACCACGTTTCATTCTTTGCTGTAATGTTAGTGCTTCTTCAACGTTTTTTTCTTCGTTTGTTTCTGCATGTTTTTTGTACATGTTTTGCACGATATCACTATGATGTTCATCAGGATATTTCTTTTTTACAGCTTTCATAAATGCACTTGTATTTCCTTTATATTTTTTATCCTTGGACATGTCACTTATGTTTTTCTTAACCATAGGATTAACTAGTGCAGTTTTTCGTCTAAAAGCTGTACTTGTAACTCTTGCTTCATCAACATCTTCTTTCTTTGCAGCTGCTTTCTTAGCTTCTTTTTCTTTTCTTTTCTGTATATTTAAAGGATGAAGTGGATGTTTCATGCCGTATTTAGTTTTGCCATGATACGGATCTTTTTTTGTTGGTCTTCCTCTTAGATCCATAGGATCAATCATTTCATTAACTTCTTCTTTATGAATATCCATTCTTGTTCCTGATGGAGTCTTAACATAATTCTTTACTTTATAACCATGCTTCTTTGCAAAGTCTTGTCCGTCTTTCTCTTTGTGATAACTCTTCATGTGTAAGTGTAAATGTTTATCATCTGGCTTTTTAATCATACTTGGAATTTTTTTAACACTCATACTTCCATCAGAGTGTGTTTGAGCATCGCGATGTGCATCACTATGGTTTATGGCTTCTTTAGGGTACATTTTGAATACTTTAGCACGAGCTTTGTCTATATATTTTTTTCTATTCATCATGTAGTCTCTTGGATTCTTTGCGAGAGTTCTGGCGTGTTTGACAATATCCATAGCACTCTTCGGTTTAAGAACTGAAGCTTCATTCTTTGCTTTGTCTAACTCTTCTCTAGTTGGAATTCTTCTTTTAGGAAGACTGGAAACTGGTCCACGGTGTGTCAATGTGATATCACCTTTGACACCTTTTTTTCTAAGTTGTTTCATAGCATCGTCTGGATTTTTAGCATGAACGTTGCCTGCCATGCTTTTGTGACCGATCCTATAAGCCTGCATTTCTTCTTTCTTAATAACTTCTTTATCAGTTGGTACCATTCTAATTCTTGTCTTACCGTCCGGACCAATATATTTTTCTGGTTTTTTATCCGCTGAATGCGTGCTGTCATTCATCTTTGCAAAAGCTGCCTTTCGATTTGCATCGCTTTTAAATCCAGCACTTAAATCATCTTTGGCTTTGGTAATAACTTTCTTACGCATAAACTTACTTACGCCTTTTTTACCTTTAACTGGTACTTTTAAGTTTGGAAGTTTCTTGTCCGACTTCATAGACAGTTCGTTGACTAAGTCGAAAAAAGATTTCATTTGGGTCATACTAGTTCCTCCCTGGTTTGTCCCATCCTTTTAATATATCTGGTGAAAAGTTTGCGTATGAGAACTCCATACGGTCCACAATTTTCACTGCATCACCACCAAGTTTGTCAATAGCAACGTATCCTTCTTGACCTGTAGTTTGATAACCATTTCTTGTCTTTAAGAACGTTTTAGTGCTATTTAACTTATTAAGTATATTTATAAGTTTTAACTTCGCTAGAACAATAACTTTTTGCATCTCAAACATCATAGTAAGACTTGTTTTGTTTTGCGGTGAAAAGAATTTTAATAATTCATCAAGTTTCTTTTGTTGTCCGGCTTTACCTTTTTCAGTTTTTCTTTTATCTATTTCTTTCTGATACTTTTGTTGAATGTACTTTATCAATTTTTCAACGTGGGCTTTGGTGTTACCAATGACTTGGCCCTTTCGTACAAACGTATTATTAAACGTTTCAATAGTTTGAGCAAGGTTTTGATTAGCTTCGAGAGTACGTAAGGTAGTACCAGAAATTTTATTAAATATCCTGCCAGCATTACTAAGATGTGCATTAACTTCCTCCGTATCTTTTTTAGTCATAGTGAATCGAGTCATGTCTCTTAACATAGCGTCTTGTGACCAAACGTCTTTTGATTTAAAGTTAGAAGTGTTTACACCGTAAGAAGCTTTCATGTCTTCAAATTTTCTACCAGTGTAAGTTGTATGCCAAACAACACCGATCTTTGCGGCCCTCGCCTTCTTTGCTGCTTCTGTGTTTGTTGGTATAGCATACATTATTGTATTTGGATGGAACGTAAGATATGGTTTGCCTTTTATCTTTTTTGTTTTTAAATCACCAGGTCCAAACAAAAAGTCTCCTTGTATTACGCCCTTAATACCAATATTTGGTAGGTATTTAAGTGCTGCTTTTAATTTTGCATTGAGATCACCAGAAGTATCGTCATCAATATCATTGTTAGATTTATATACCTTTGGAGTGGCATTGAAAATTCCTTTCTTTGCAACAAAAAATGCACCGTCACGAGGATCAGTACCGGCAAAAACAGCTGGAGCTCCATCCCATTTGACGCTAACGTTTCCATCTTTGACACCTCCTAACATATCTCTGAGAGAACGAAGAGCAAGTATCGCTTGTCGAGTACCATCGACACCACCATAGAGAACTTTATCCTCAATGTGAGTCATATGAGTATTCTTTTGTTCTGATATAAATTCTTTAAAGTTCATTTTATAATTTTACTTCTGGCTTTGGTTTACCTTGTGTAATTTGCCCTAACCTAACTTGATTTTTTTTAATAGTTCCAATAAATTCAATATTACCACCTACGTCTCTTTTCAAGTTACCTCTTGCGTCTTCGTCTTTTGCTGTACCAGATACTTTATTATTATTAAAAAGTAGTAACTTATTTTTTGCTAGATAACCATAAGCTTTATTAACAAAATCAGATTCTATTTTTCTCATTTGAGTTGGATATTTCTTTCTAATTTCAATTAAATCAGCTTTGTTAACTTCTTCCTCACCGGTTCCACCAAATTTTAAACCTAAGTCTTTCTTAAATTGTACAACTTCTCTTACCATATCAGAAACTTTAACAGTTCCACCTAATCTAAAGCCGGCTGCAATTCTATCTTTTGATATTGTTGCTGCTTTTAGTTCATACTTATCTCCATCTAAAATCATGATATCAATTCCAGCACTACCTCCACCACCAACTATTGCTTTATTTACTAAAAAGTAAATCATAGCTTCACCTGGTCCAATACCTGCGGCAGGAAAATTCCATAGTTGCATAAAAGTGTTGTAATAATTATCTCTTAAATACTTAATTGATTTATTTACTGTATTTTTACTTGAAGTTGTAAGCTTTTCCTGTATTAACTCTAAAGGAAACTTAGGAAACCAATGTTGAGCAATCATATATTGTATTTCTTTTTTATATTTAATACTACCAAAATCTTTTGCTTTGATATTGATAGACTTGATAGCCATTGCTTTTCTAATATAGTCTCTGTCTAAGTCTTTTAAAAGTTGAGTAGCCATTTCATCTAGCCTCATGTAATGTGATTTAAATCTTTCCATATTAAACTCCATAGTTGTTTAATAGAATTATACACTATTTATAACAGTTTGTACACAAAAAAAGCACCCGAAGGTGCTTTTATCACCGAAAGGAGAAGTGAATTCTTATAGTCCGTTTGGTACTATGATGTAGTGTATTGACAATACGACTCCAACCGAAGCTGCAAGTCCAACCATCATTTTAAGAAAGTCTTTTCCAATCAGAGGGAATACGACTTTAAACTTTTCCTTACCAGTCATAGTAGCCATAGCCAATTCACGACCACAAAGAAGACCAACGAATACCCATGTTGTTGACATTGGAATATCATTTAGTTCTTTAAAGAAAAATAGAATTAGCCAGTAAACACCATCAATAATTGTCGCAGATCTTACATAACGTGTGTTATGTTTTTCCAAAACAATTTGCTGGATTTTACCACCACCTTCTCTAAACATCCACCATAAGCCGGCTATAAAAACAAAGCTAATGCCGACCATAAGATCGGCTGGTATTTGTCTAGGAAGGAATACTGCAATATTTGCCATGTCATGCGATAGCCACGTGAACCATAAGAATCCTGTAGTTATCCATTGACCTATTCGCCAATATCGTTTATGTTCTTCCTTTACTGGCTTAGCTTCATCTAGAATTTTAGTTACTCCAATCCAAATAGCATATGCAGCAACTGCTGCTACTGCATAACCCATCATGGACTTCATTAACATTTTTTCTAAAACAAATGTGGAAGCAAACGCCGACAATACTAAGAAAGAAGTACTAACAGGTACACCTAGTCTTGTAAGTATTAAAAGTAATCCCGGCGCTGCGGCATGATACCATTGAATGTCTTGGAACGGAATCTTATTAAGTCGTCCATAACTAATATCACCACCATTGGTGTACCAACCATACCACAAAGTATAAAGGAGAACTGCCGAAGCCGCTCCCCACATAACTTTCCAATTAAATCTCTCATTGTTTGATGCAATCCATGTACCGAGAGTCTGTACTGAATCGTTAGCAATTACGGAATATGCGGCAAATAAAAAACCCACAAACATCCATAGAGTTACTAGTTCCATAGTAATTTCTCCATAGTTAATATAAGTTGATTCTTATACTATAATTATGTATTACCGACCACGTTTTTTAAATGTTACACTTTTGTTAAATCTTTTCTTATGAGAAGAATTTTTTTTTCTTCTATCATTTTCACGATTGCGTGGATCATACATCTCGTAACCACGTATACCATTTTCTTTTGCCCAAGCTGCGATCATTTCTGGTTTATGATGTTTCATTTTTTAAACCTCACTATGTAATTTTTTCCGTCATAATTAAAAGTTATAGTTGAATGAGAATATATAGTTTCCATTGACTCTTTATATCTTGTCATTTTATTACATACGAGTTTAGTACCATCATTGGCTGTGCTGTTTTGATGACCAAGTAATCCGCCTATAATTGCACCTGCAGTACCACCGTCAGGTAAATCTTTAGTTATGTTATTACCAATTATGCCACCAATAATAGCACCCATAACAGCATCACCAGTTTTGTCACCTGAAACTTTTCTTTCAGAACAAACTTCGACAACTTGTGGTGTTCTTTTAATTACAGTTTTAGTATGATCTTGTACATCAACGTTATAAGGCTGAGTTGCTCGAGCCTCTTTAACAAGATTCATTAATGCTAAGGAGAACGCTAACGCAGTCATTCCATAGAATACAAAGTCTTTAGTTCTTTCACTCATTTCTTAAGTTTCCATAAAATATATTCTTCACCATTTGCTTTCATAGTGATTGCAGGTGCGCCAGATGGTTTTGTCTTTCCAACGTAATTCCATTTGTAACCGTCTTTCATTTGAGAGTTGGCTAACTCTCTAAACTCTTGTGTATCGATACTAAACATACCAATAACTAGTGCTACTATTCCCATTATTTTTCTCCTTCTACTTTGCATATAGGGGTTGATTTCACACCGTCAGTGTAGTCACCGCCGATGTATCTTCGTGTGACAGTTTCTTCTACAAGCATACCGTCACGAATTCTTAAAGTTACGAGTTTCCTAGACAGTATTCCATCACTGTCTAGGAGATCGAAAGCTTCCTTGAGAGGACCTTCGGTCATTACGCGACCTCTGCAAATTCTAATGCAGTCTTAAGTGCGTCTCTCTTTCTAACTTGATTACCGCCGAACCAAGAAGAGTATAACCTGTTATCAGCGTTTCTACCTTGTACATGATCGGTAACGTAAGTTACAGAGTTAAAAGCCTGCCACCAAGAACCCTCGGCATACCTTGCACCAGGCTGAAGCTCGATAGCATCAAATGCAGCCTTTGCATTCTTTGAAAGAGTCTCTACAGATAACTCTTGATTTTGAACACGCTTGTCTGCGGTTCTTGGAAAGACTGTATTATAATACTCGATAAGATTATCGATATTGTATCTCTTAGAACCAAGGAACTCAGCCATTTCTTTATACTGACTTAACTTAGCAGAAGCGATACCAAGAGCCTTCTTAACTTCATCGGCATTAAACTCTGTTCTGTGACCGACTTTTACAGATCTTTCAGCTTTTGCCTCAAGAGATAGTGATAAAGTATTGTTACATACGACTCTAATTGGAGTAAACCTTACGTCGATAGAGAAACCGTACTTATGCGGATTTGAAAAGAGTAAGTATGACTCGACAGTGTCACCACCGAAAAGATCAAATGACTCTTTGACTTTTGCTAAAGCCCATACGAGCTGACCGCCTTTGAGCGAACCTGCTGTATGCATTTCCATGTCACCTTTCATGACATACTCGCTGAAGAAGTTGAATGCGTCTTCGTTTTGTACAGGATTCCAAACCTGACCGATGTTAGTAAGAACTTTATTATCAGAACTTCTGACTAATGCTTTCATTCCAGTAGGAACTCTTTTGTCACCTACCTGAACGTATGAATCAATCTGCTCGACTGTCCAGTCTAAGCCAGCTTTCTTCATCATTTGTTGCGGAGTCAGATCGTTTGATACTGATACTCCAAGACCATGCCACGGTACTTCACCTGCGTAAGCCATTGTTTCAACGTTATGAGCCATAATATACCTTCCTTTCTATGCTAAAATAATATAGGCTAAAAATAATTCTGCGAACAGAATAAACGAACAAATAAAATATAAAAGTGATTTAAGCATTTTGCGCCTCCGCCTTTTGAGCGTCTCTTTCGTCCTGCTTACGAACGAAATCGTTGCCAACCACGCATTGCTTGGTTGTAAGGAAACCAGTCTTATCTAGAAAAGATAAGAGGTTAGAAGCAAACTCGCTCCAATGCTTGCGCTTTTGCAAACCATAAACAAGCTTCCTGTTGATAGGACACTTCATAAACCTATCCAACTTAGCGATTCTGCTTTGCGGAAACCTTCTGATTTTTTCCTGTCTGAGGAACATTGCTTGATCGATATTCATAAATTAAACTCCCTTTTCAATCTTATAATAATATTATACACTAGTTTCTCTCAAATGTAAAGGAAAAAATGCACTTATTTGAAAAAATAAACATAACATGTTAACTAATGAATCCTTTAGTCGTGATTGACCAGAACTGAGTGACCCATGGCTCTCTGTGAAGCTTTCTTAGAGTCTTGTACATGGCTCGAGCCTCCTTTAGAGTGTCAAACTCGAAGATCTCCATAAGCTCGCCGTTCATAAAAGTTTTAATTTCGTACATAATATAACTCCCTTTTTAATTTTATAGTTATATTATACACTATTTTCTCTTAGATGTACACAGTTTTTTTCACTTTTTTTTAATCCATATTTAATAACTTCTAACTCTTCTTCTGAATAGCCATACATAATATCATCATTGTCTTCATCTCTCCATTCATCAGTGTCTTCACCCTTATGTATTAACGGGTCTATTGAATATCTTAGTTTAGGAAAGAATTCCGGAACGAGATCATCAAAGAATTTTTTACACTCGTCTAACCTGCCCGGCAAAAGCATATACTCGATGTTAAACTTTCCGTCAACTTTTTCTCTGTAAATTTCTTCTATCTTATCTATTATCTTGCCGTGATTTGTAAATTCTTGATGAATGCTTAAACGAATTCCTCCAGCGTTTATAAGCTCTCTTAGCTTCGAAGCGTTGGCGGTACCGTTCGTGTTAGTGTGTACCTTATAACCAAAGCTGTTAACGTGTCTTACCATCTTCATATATTCTGGATTGATGGTTGGTTCACCGCCAGTAAATCGAAATGAAAGATCCTTACCCTTTGTTTGACTCACAATGTTATCGAAGCCTATCTTAAATCTTTCGAAAGAGAGATGTGGACTAAAATTATCATGAACGTAACTCGGGCAATACGAGCAATCATAGTTACATCTTTTAGACATTATCCAGTTGATTCTAACGTGATTTTCTTTACCTCCCAAGTAACCAACTAAAGTTTTGATTTTTTCGTCCTTCAGTATTTCAACATTTTTTGTCTTTTGAAGATACTTAAAGTCTTTTTTTCTTTTCGACTTTAAGATATAGTGATCGGCACCACAATGGCACTTACTAACCGGACATCGTATCGGCTTGTCCGGCAGCTTGAATTCAGTAAAGATGTTACCTAACTCACCACCGTTAGCACAAACGCTTCCAAAGACTCTTCCGTCTCGTCTGACCGATAAAAAATTAAAACCAACACCACAGTACCAGTTTTGAAAAGAGTTACAGTTAACCTTGATGTAACTTGATCTTGTCCTTCTCAGACCATCTTCGGTGTCTACCATTATCATTGAGCATCTCTTTTAGGATTTTTTTTCAGAAGGATTTTTTTCACCGGTGATAAAGTCACGATCCGCGTAGATATCGTAGTAGTACTCCTCAGTGTCTCCGAGCCTGTACTCATTACCGTTCTCGACCTGATAGTATTCCGTACTCACCTTGAAGTCCGGCATCTTTGGTTCCTTCGGAGTCAGACTGTTATCGTATACTCGCATCCTATTGTTGGGGTACAGAGCGAACTGCCCGTTCTCCAACTCTAACAAGTTAAAAGACTTGTGCTCATCCGGCTGTTCCGCTGTAGAGTAATCAACCTCGTCCGAATGTATATGGTAGTTATCCAAGGTGGCAATGTATGAACCCTTTACACGTCCGTGATTCTTTGTCCATACCTCGTAATCCATAGATCCAATGAACTGTTTCTGTATGCATGTAACACCATAGTCCATACAGTTCCAAAACTGCAAGTCAGGCAATGCCATATCAACGTCCGGAGTCTCAGGAGAGGATACAAACGCGGATATCGGTAACTTATCGAACAAGGCACCGTACTCAGGTAGGAACGTTTCAAAATAGAAGGCGCGACCGGGGATAGACTTTGCTGTAACCCAGTGACCCTCGACGAACTCACCGTGTCCATCCTCGAGATCTCTGAGGTACTCACGGCGAACCCAAACTTTCTGATTGGGTATATTACAAATTAAATGCGACATAATACTATATATCTCTCGAAAAGGTTACGGGCCGAAATTTTTCCAGGAAAAAAAATTTTATAAAAGGTTTCTGTAAAAAAGTTCTGTGCTCTCTAATACGCGAACCAAACTAGTGGCCTGTTACATGACTGTGCGATTCTGCCAATATAAACCCCTATACTGCTGACGTCACACAGATGATCACAGAGAGGTCCTTCGATATATGTGGTAGACTACATGCCTACCGTACTCGTTACGCCTCTCTGTGTGTATATGGGGGCCGTTGTCATGACATCCATCCTACCGACCTATCGGCCCCCTGGTAGGATGGGATACGTTTTATACTCCGACTCTGGTTCCCTGGGTAGTACCACACCTGTAAACCCCGATGACCTTCTGCTTCTGATATCTCACAACTTCTCCATCAGCCACCCTGTCGGTTACTATCGCTATGTCATTATATAGTACTCCCTTTTTTTCTTTATATACTTATTATACCACGGTTTCACAGCAATGTACACCTTTTTTTTCATTATTTGTGAACTTTTTTTTGGTATGAGAAAAAAATCTGCGGTCTGCTGCGGTCACTAAGGTATGCGACTGTGTGTACGTTTTGATTAGTTTTGAGATATCGCATGCAGAATGTGCACGATGTAAGTATCGCATATATAGTATTATGAAGAGATTTATAAGAGATTTCCTATACTATTATAGGATGTTTGGACCACGCTATGGTTGGTTCTGGTCCATAGAATACAGTCGTTTTAACGCGATATACTTTAATAGAGACGGTACATGGAGGTAGAGATGAACTCGACAGACTTTATTATCGTCCTTCTGACCGCTGCCATGATCTATATAGGGTTTACTTTAATATGGATAGGTATGTATTGGGGTCTGCTTGTGATATTGTTTAACGTAAAAGTGTTTGATGTCTATTGTTTAAAGAGAAAGAATGATAATGATACAGCACGTTGACTATGAGATCGATAAGAAGAAGTATCGAGACATCTTTTATGAGAACGTTAACAAGTACGGGCAGTGGCACTGGCTTTGTCCGAAGCGGCAGGAGTTGTTTTGGTATCAGATGTTTGTGAAAGATGATCATCCGCTCAAGCCGATGATACGTGAGGTTGAGCACGATCTTAATATTGCATATATGAACAACTATCCGAGATTCAGTTACCAGTTTCCGAACACGAAGCTTGGACACCATCGCGACGAAGACGATATCGTATCGATCAATATCAATCTCTTTGAGACGATTCCGATCATACACGTCGAGAATCATCCGTATCCGTACGAGTGTGCCTTGATCGACGTTGGTTCCTTGATGCACGGTGTCGAGCCTGACGCTAACCACAGACTGATACTCAAGTTTTGTTTAAGACACCCTTACGAGGAGGTGTACGAGAGACTGGACAAGTTTGGTCTCTTGACAGAGGACTGTATCTACAGGACGTCGACTCTGAAGTAACTCTGCAGCCTCTTTCTTACGACTTCGTAAGGCGTATCCAGATAAGAGAACTTCAGTAAGAGTCTCTCTTTGTGGTAAGCAGGCACGGCATGATCGAGAGAGGTGTTAAAGAGCGCGCAATCGTAGCGTATCTCACCATAGTCTTTAAACACGACCGGTGCGTAGTCGTCTGACAGCACGATATTCACAGAACATTCTGTCGCAGGATCGACGTGCATGTGTACGCTTGTGTTCGCTAATTGTTTATAGGCTACTATGATACTACCGGGTAACTGCATGTGTAGGTCCTCGATGTGAGGAAACATAACAATATTTTCTCTCAGTCTCGCCTTGAGCCAAGTGTTACGAAAGTAACATTCCTTCGGTGAGAACGGTTTAAAGTCAAGCTCACTTACTTCTTCTTTAAGTTTCTCTTTATCGTACTGTAAGTTTAAATGTGTTACGTATAGTTCCTGCATCTAAAAAAGTCCACTATGTAAAAATAATTTCTGTTGAGGTATCGATACACATCGCTTTTTCGATAGAATCCTATCTGATCTAAATCGATAATCTTTAGTTGCCTGTCTGGTGTCACGATCAGGTTGAGTGAATGTATGTCTTCGGCAAATAAAAATAAATCTTTGTCCTTGATACGAGTCAAGGTGTTCATAAAGTCCATACATTTCGACAACACCCACATCATATCTTCTACAGATTTCATATCAGTTTCTTTTAATGTTGTTCCTTGTACGTACTCATAAATTATTTTTTTATCGTCATACTCAATTATGTTTGGAACCATCGAATGATTTAACTCAATCAGATTATCGATTGGTGTCTTGTGCTCTGTTGGACGAGCCGACCTGTTATCCTTAAATATTTTTTTATGTAACATTGATTATACTTGCAGGTAGTCTGTTATAGCATTCATCATAACTCTTATCAAAGATACTGAGTTTTAAGAGTAGTCTTTCTTCTGAATGTTTCTTTACGGCGTGTCTTTTACTTACGTTGATAAGCGCGCATTCATACTGAATGTCACCGATGTCTTCAAATGTTATTGGTCCAAAATTATCTGACAATAGTATGTTGATACAAGTTTGAGTACCGTTGTCGCTGTGCATAGGAACTTCGGTGTTTGCGTGTTGTTTCAAGTATCTTGGATCAATCTTAACGTCAAACAAACTCTCAAAGTATCGTGTTAATTTTGCTATGTCGCCAAAAGGTTTCTTCATGTGACCAAACTCCCATGATGGAAAGTTTTCAAATGGTGTACCTTTTGCTTTTTTACTCTTAATCTTAAGAGGTTTAAAATCAATGAGTTCTGATTCTAGAATCAGTTTGTCAACGTCATAATTAATTTTTAAGTGTGTCAGGTAATCTTTCGATACATTCTTCATATGTCTTATCCAAAATACTAAGATTAAATAACCATCTCTCTGTCTTACTCGATTTAACCTTATGTTTCTTTTTTATGTTAAGTAGTGCACAATCATAATACACGTCACCAATATCTTCAAACGTTATTGGTGAATTATTGTCTGATAATAGAATGTTAATAGAACACATTGGTCTTCCATCGGTATGAAACGGTATTTCACAACCGGGCATCTGTTTAAAAAATTGTGTTCTAATTTTTGTTTCAAATAGGTTTTGAAAGTAAGTTGATATTCTATTAACTTCTTCGATATGATCTATGTCTCTGCAGATTTGCCAACCAGGTGCATGTATAAAAAAAGAATTCTGTGCTTTCTTTACATTATTAAGTTTAAAGTCTACGTAATCTACCGTATCAAGATCTTTTATAAGTCTTTCTTTATCATATTTAAAATTAAGGTGAGTGAAATGCATATCTCATCAATCTTCTCTTAACGTGCGAGGGTGTGTGATCACGCTTGTGACTGACTGTCATATTATTCCAAATAACTAGATCTCCTACACTCCAATTATGAATGTAAATATTTTCTTCATCATCAAATATTTTGTTAAGATCTTCATAGTACTCAGTACCAGCGTATGCTGGACTAAAGAAAATGTACTCACCAAACTGATCATTTCGATAAATGCTTTGCTTAGATCTTGACTTCATAAGAAACGCTCGCTTATAGACTTCTGACCTAAAGTCATGTGGATACTTGGATCTTTCAAAATAGTTTCGTACTGAAAATTCTACACTACCCTCATCAATAACTTTTTGTTTAAGTTCATCATCTAATTTTTTCCATGCATTGATTGAATCACAAAAATAAGTAGGACTTGAACCTTCGTCTGCTTGCTTACAATAAAGTCCTACAAACGGATGGATCGAGTCAAGGTAAGCTCTGTCGTTATGCCACATCATGTCTTCTTCTTGCCAAACATGATCCTCTTTTTTATTATCAGTTCCTATCGGTACTTCTTTTTTTCCATACAAATCTTGCTCTTCAAGCTCACCAATATATCTAATCAACTCTTCATTTGCATTCTTAATTATTAAAACCTGTATCTTTCCGTTGTAAAAGTCTCTTATCCATCTTTGATAAAGATGTGACTGTTCGGTTTTTATGAAGGTTTGTGGTATTTCTCTAAGCATAGTTCTCCGATCCAACCAATGTACTGATAGTGTCCATCAGCTACTTTATATTTATTATCATTCGTGTTAAAATTAATTGCATTACACAGTCTTCTCATAATGTACGGTGTCTTATCTTCTCTTGAAAAAAATATATTACTACAACATAATTTATTCTTACAGTACTGAATTTGTTGTTTCAACATCTCTTCGGTAGAAGGTCTTACAAACCTACGGTTTTCATATTGTGATATGTTTATTCCATCATCATAATAATATCTTGACAGCACTCTTAGCATGCCGTTAAAAATTGGTCTATCGTGTATAAAACTAACAGAAACTGGTCTTTCATAATGTAAGCCTATCGTACATGCCACGTCATCTTTTATCTTAAAGTAATTTTTAGATATTTTATTTTTATTGTTGTTGACCGCTTTATGACATAGATACTTTATTTCAAATTCTAAGTCACTACTTTTTGCTGTTATAAACTTCCAACCATTCACAGTCTAATTTCTCCTGAGAGTCCATTACAATCATGAGATGAGTCCTTGGTTCGCTGCCTTCATTTTTTACCCAATGATTCTTACCTGAGTTAATAAACCAAACATATCCATCTGCAGGAACGTGCACATCATTCATCGTAGCTTTTTCATTAGTGTCTATTGCAATATGATATCGAGTAGAAAACGTTGTGTCATAATCACGATGTGGCGCTATGCCGCCACCTGGTTCTGTTATCGCTATACAGACTCTTGTAACTCTTTTACCAAACCCTTTTACTACTTTTTCTAAGTAAGGAGGTAAATCTTTTTTAAGTTTACTGTAAGCCCGCTCGTCAAATCGCTTATCATTTTTCATGAATCCACGATCATATCTTTTACCAGAGTTTCTGTCTTTAGGTATCTCGTAATCAGGATTAAAATCAGTTAAAGCTATCTGTTTATACGGTATACGATTCCAGTCAAAATTGCTATCAACTTCTTTATTTGTTTTACCGTATGCGGCTGGCGATAAGTTATAACCATAAGCATCACGTAAATTCTTGTACGGTCCTTCTTCCATGGAATCTTTCAAGTCTCGGGACACGTATTCGTGTATGTCTTTTCTCAACATACCGATATTGTATTTTATATCAAGCTTAATGAGCTCTGGTAATTCGTTCCTTGATTTCCAGTTCATGATACCTGTATAGCGACATAGATCAACGTACCTAGAATACTAAAATTAATTATCATATTCACGTAGTGTGGATTTGGTGCCATAATCTTTCTCCTTTTTGATGAGGGTGGTTTGTATGGTATTCCACCCGTATAGTCAATGATTCTTCCCCACATTAGTTCATACCTAACCATGTGTTCACTTCAAACACTTCGATTAACATGAAACTGAACAGCAGAAGTAGAATACTCCACAGTATCAGTTTACCACTGAAGTTCGTTGCTGCCATCTTGATCGCAATGAGTTCGTTACCCAAGAATCGTAGTGCCAGTTCGAACTCGTTGTGTTCGTCTTTGACTACGATACCGTTTTTCTTTTCTACTTCTGCCATATTTTATCCTATTTCTTTTCGCTTACATAAGCATAGAGTTCGTTAGCTCTCTTAACGATCTCTTCTGGCTTGTACATGTCAGGTACGTACTTATCATACGCTTCCTTAATATCTTTACCAGTTTCTTGATTTTCATCAATCATACGATGCATGAAATCCATCTGTAATTGAAATTGTTGGTCAGCCATCTCTTTGGCCATTCTTAAAGTTTCGAGTCTGATCTCGTATGGATTTTTAGACATATTGTCCTCCTGTGTGTTGTGTGTTGTGGAGAGATTCTGTTTCCACGCTCTCTCCGAGCGCATAGGAATTACGCTGCTTGAGCGAACTCCTGAGGTGCAAAATTATCGTTTGCATTTAGAGTTTTGTTCGCATTAACCGAGCTTACATCCGGATAACTCCACATCGCTATTGAACCTGTCGATCCTATTTCAGCCCCATCAAAACTACTCGATAATAGTGTTTTTGGTGGAGCTGCCGGGTACCGCCCCCGGGTCCAGCGAACCATTCGCTTTGCTTCATCGTTATATAGTATATATTATACCATAAAAATTAACATTTGTACACCTTTTTTTTATAAATAGTTATGAAGAAGAGGATTAAAAATGATTGAAGTAGCAGCTGCATTAAGTGTAGCGACAAGCGCGTTTAATGCTATCAAAAAAGGTTTCGAGGTCGGTAGAGATATCGAGTCAATGTCAGGTGACTTAAGCAGATGGATGGGTGCAGCATCAGACATTAATAAAGCAGATGAATACGCAAAGAAACCACCACTATTTAAAAAGTTATTTGCATCAGGTTCAGTTGAAGAAGAAGCGATGGCGTCATTCATGGCTAAGAAAAAAGCCGAAGATATGCGTTATCAACTTAAACAACTCATATCATTGACACGCGGTCCTGCAGCATGGGATGAGTTACTAAAGACCGAAGGTGAGATAAGAAAGAAACGACAGCGTATGATTTATGAACAAAAAGAACGCCAAAGAAAAATAATGGAATGGACAGCTATAACAATCGGCATTGCCGTATTTGGTGGATTTATTTTCTGGTTAGTAGGATTAGCAATGAAGGCACAAGGTATACTTTGATAAAAGATTATTACTGGCTCATAACAACTATATCGTTTATTATTTGTATTTTTTTATTTACAGTATTAGCACATGCTGGTGGTAAAATATACGAGCCAAAAGATCCAAAATACGGTCAGAAAAAACAATACACTAGACAACAGTTAATTCAGCGTGGTAACAACGACGCAAAAAAATATACCACGTGTCGACTCATGAAAAGAATTAAGTCACGTACTACCGGAAGACAAGCATGTATCTATATTGGTGGAAACAAAACGTTTACACTTATGTACGAAGATAAATGCCCAGCGTCTTACAAGTGCGAGTACAATCCATGGAGTAAAGAACCAAGTATTGACGACGTAATTGATAGTCTAAACTCAATAAAGAAAGGTAAATAAATAATGTCAGGAAGTCCAGAAAGATGGTGTAACACATGTGGCTGTAGGTGTCATTGTTATTCACCTGATTGCCCCAACTGCGCAAATGACGTGTGCTATAAATGTAATTGTAAAAAGGATGACGATATTCAAACATGAAAATTTTGTACTTGATTTAAATGCAGCTCATAAGAGTATTCTTTACAAAGATAATAAGTTACTCTTTATGGGTGATGGATATAAAGCTATCCAGATACTTATTAGCCAAAGTACTGACCCTAAACCGGTAAAGCATAAATTCAATGCACAATTACGTATGAGAGAAAAACCTAAATTTGATACAGCAAGTGATGAGTTAGAAAGACTTAGAAGAGAAGCTCAAGCATCAATAGTTAAAACACCAGAAAAAAAGAAAAGAAGATAATGCACGCATTTTTATTGATGGTATATATGGGACAAGCATTGGTCAGTAAAGACATGTACTTTAAAAATATTAATGATTGTTTATATTTTGCTGATAGACTTAACAACCAACCGATGGTGCCAAACCGCAACGCACAAGAGGGAGTTGATAAGTTGGTTAAGTACGTTGCGGTTTGTGTTCCCAAGAATGTTGGGAATAACATGAAATTATACTAGTTTACCTATTTCATAATTAAATTCTTTATTGATCTTAATACTATCATTTTCAAAACAATCATGTACATATAATTGTATGATGGCATAATGTAACACTTTCATTAAGTCTTTACGAGCATCATCTCTGTTACCTTTTTTACCGTATCTTTGTGCGTACTTCATAATATTACCGATACAGAAACCTGTGCCGTGACCACCGTCGATTATAAATTCTGTGGCTTGAAAGTGTTCTCTAGAATAGTGACCAGTGTAAGTTGAATCAATAACTCTTAACAACTCTTCAACATATTCTTTTTCATTAAACTTATATTCACCTTTCGGTTCTTTCGCTATACTCATTTTTTAAAAAACCTCGTTGCCATCTTAATTGGATTCTTCAATCCTTCATATGTATCATCAATAAAGTCGATATGTTTATCGAACTTTGCACTTAGCTTATCTACTTTTGCTTCTATATTATCTAACTTTTTTTCTAGTATATCGAAGTCTTTTTTAATAACGCTACGATAACCTTTAATTACTTCAGATGCATCACTCATGCTCACCTCCAGGATCATTCTTATCTAATTCGATTCTTTTACCACCATAATACATATACCTTGTTCTACTTGGTGTATGATAACCATTAGTCTTATGTTCTAATCTTAATTTAAATGCTTTTGGATTATTTTTTGCTGTTTCAAATGTTGCCACTGTAATTACTATGGCTGCTAAAAATATAACGTGTGCTATCATTGTTACGCCCATAACAAAAATGCTACCTATATACATTGAAAAAACAATGCACCACATCCAAGCCAAAACTTGCAAGACCATGTGCCGTGTATTTGTGTCAGGTATATGTTTTAAAGGATTTATATCAGCATTCATTATTCCATTCCAACTATCATATATAAATTCTCTCATTATTTTTCCCATCTGTAGAATATATGATTAGCCACTACTAACGTTTTTGTTTTTTGTTTACGCCATGCTGGAAAAACATAATCAGCATGATAATGCGTTGCACCTTTTGTTATATCATCGTTATAAGAACCAAAGAAAACCTTTTGTGCAATTGCTAAAGCTATCTGATAGACATCGATATCGTATAACGGTATCTCATCGCTCTTACCATCACAGTACCAGCTAAACTGACACCTATGTCTTATAGGTACAATCTTGCCATGTTTTTTAAACCACCATTTACTAGTCGGACCTTGTTTGATAACTTCACAATGACTATTTGGAAACCTTGAATCCTCAACTCTGTTATCTGTAACTAAAGCAACAGCCCACATACCTTTCACTGGTTGATTGCGTGCTTCCCAATAAATGTTATCTGCTAAACAGATGATTTGTTCGTGCATACTTTTTATTGGTTCTGATGCAGGTGCTGGTGGACTACAAAAACTTAAACCAAGAAAGCCTATAGCACCGATAATTAAACCGATGCTATTATTTTGTGGATTAACTGACATACCAAGCATTCTCTGTTTCTTCAGCGATTGCAAATTGATCGAGCCAGTTGTACTCAACTTTTCTAAGCTTTTCAACCTTTTGCTGAGCTTCCCATGCTGAATCACTATCTTTGATAAGAATTAAAGCTTTGTCATAAAACTCTTCTTGTAAGTCCATCATTAAACTTTTAACTTTTGCCATTATTGAATCTCCCAACCAAGGTGTTCAGCTACCCAGTCATTACCTAAATCGTAACCGATAGCGATAATGGCACCTTCTCTTGGAAGAGTGTCCATATACTTAATTAACTTTTTAGCACCGGAGATATTACCGTCCTTGAAGAAATTTAAGATAGACTTAAAGTCTTTTGCGTCTTGCTTATACATATCAGCCATATCTTCCTCAATGGCCCACTTAGACTTTGAATTCTTAACTGTTTCTGATATTAATTTTTTTAAATGTTTCATAAAATCAACTCCTTAATTTTTTATTTTATAGTAATATTATACCATAAAAAAAAGGCTTTGTACACCTTTTTTTTACTTTTTTTTTAAAAAAATTAATTCATTTTTGCTTTACCTTCATACGTTCTAATAGATACGTTATCTGTAACGGGAAACTTTATTGCATCGTGTATGTGATGCATTATAAATTTAGTATTTGGAAATTCTTTAAACATGTTTGACCAAACTGGACGCCAGTTAGTGGCAAGTCTGTTTGTGTTCAGATTGCCTCTGTCTGAATTAAGATAGAAATCAGAACAACTTCTCATGTTAAAATCAAAATTAGAATCAAATCCATACATATGAACCTCATCAGCTTTAATTTTATTCGCTGCATAATGCACAGCCATATGACCGCAATTAAAGTCAGTATAGTTTGCAACATATTTAGGTAATGTAGTGTAAAATTCTTTAACTTGACTTGAAAATTTAAGATAAAAACCTGGCTTTTGATCCATCCAAATTTTTGGTCTCATACCAAGAATCCAATCACCGGGTATAGTAAGAGACCCTTCACTTAAAGCTCTCATCATTTTAAAATCTACCATTACTGTACCATATGCACCTGGTACAGGCCATGGCGGAATATTACATGTTAGTTTCATTCCTACTCTTTTTTCATGATGATATAAGCTAGCTTGATCACCGTTTCCAATTACATGAACTATTTTCATACCATCTCCGCTATCTTTATCTTACCTCTTTGTCCGGTCCAATGTGCTATTTTTACTTCTCCACCATAACCATCTTTTTCTAATTGTATTCTTAGAACGTTATACGAATTTGGCAAATCGGCAATATACTTAATTTTTGTAATAGGCGATAATATTTTGTCTAAAACTTCTTGATCTCCGTCTTCTGGATTTTCTTTAACAGCCTTAACCCATTGATATAAAATTACAGGTTTATCTTGAAATCCAACCACACCAGAATTATGCCAAAGGTGACCACGTCTCCAAGTCCAAGGTTCGTCTCTTGCCATCAGCAATTTTTCTGGTTCTATAAGATTAAAGATATCATCTGTATTTTGTTTTATTTCACAGTCTGTGTCAACCCATACTGTTTTCTTTGCAGGACTTTTTAGCATTGATAGTGGTTTTTTAAACCAGCCTTTTTCTTCTGCTTTTGTTAGATCCATTACAGCATGCACATTTTCTCTTACTATTTGTAAACTTAAATCTGTGATTCCAAAGTTTGCAAAGATGAGAGGTTTCTTATTATATTTTTTAAAGTTTTTTATAAACCACGGTAACATCCATTCGTGAGTATTATCACAACCTGTTACGTAAGCTTCATCATATAATTTCATACGTTTCACCATAATTATGTTTTGCCCAACAACCTTCTTTTCTTTGTATGGTTGTAAAACTATCCCTCGCTTCAACTGGCCATGGATAATATTCGCCTAATGTAAACTTAGAACTATGTATAAAGATGTCTGTAGGTCCAGCTGAGTATAAAGATTCATCAATTAATTCTTGTGCACCCTTCGGTGTAATTCTATAAGCATGCGCACCAGGGAAATATGGTTTAGAAACAAGTTGACCATAACCAATAAATTTAGGTGTGTTAAATTTACCGTATGATGGTTTACCTAAACTTAAGATGTCAAACATTTGTAATTGTGGTATTTCTCCAACTAAAACAGCATCATGCTCAAATATAACTATCGGCTCTTTTAATCTAATACATTTTTTCCAAAGACTATGGTGACTTAAAAATCCTGCGATACAATTTTCTGGTCTGCTATATTTTTCTATAAAACCCTTTTCACTGTATTTTAATTTTTTAAGCTCTTCATATACGTTACAATTTTGCGGTGTGTATGCCTTATGTTTTTTTATATAAGCATCAAACTTTATTCCACTTTTTATACACCTTTCAGCGACCTGTACCGATCTTTCATTATCAGTCATTGTAATTACAAACATTTTCATAGCGTTGTTGTTGACCTCAATCCTTGTATTCTTGTGTAAAAGTTTCTTGTTACACCAAGATTTGGTACCAGTTGTCTGCACATTAATGCATCATTTGGCCACATACCATATCTTTGTGACAAGTCTATCATTCTTGCAGCACCTGCAGGTTTAATAACATATGCAGAGTTGCCAGCCAAACCTTGTGGAATATGAACTTCGTCAATCGTCGGCACCGGTTGAAAAAAATCTGTTTTCGAAATTATTGCATCGTGATAATCTTTTGACTTTCTTGTAGCCATCGACGGATCATTTATACCAATGATATCATAATCACAATTTTTAAATGTTCTATCACTTGGCAATTTTTTAATAAATTTAGCATCATGCTCTAAAATTAAAATTGTTTCATTAAGTTTTAAACATTTTTGCCATAAGTACCAATGACCTAAGAAACAAGATATCCTACGTCTTTTATCTGCAGTTTGATAAGCGCTTTTTGTAAGGCCTGTTTCTATATCAATCATTGAACCTTCCCATGGATAATTCCAAGTCAAATCATTAGCTGACGCATAATTATCTACTTTATTCAGTTCGATAGCATTAAACTTTTCAATGCCTTCTTCATGTCCATACTTATCATAACTTTCTTTAAGTTCAGAAAAACCTGATTCAGAAAGTTTGTTATCTTTAACAACTATGGCAAAACACTTCATTTTTAACCTCTGAGTAATAACTGCCTATGCAGTATTTTCTTAATTTATCAAAACTTCTTGTATTATCTATTATTATATCAAATCTTGGATTTTTCCATATCTCAATCATTAAATTTTCTATTGATTTCTTATCATCAATATTACACCTTGACCAATAAATTTTTTTATCTTCTAAAAAACTAAAATCTTTAGGTTGTTTATTTTCAAATGAATCAATACAGTATATATTACAATTATTTAAATATTTATTCCATACTGGAATGCTATTATCGATACCAACTTGTAGTAACGACATCGGGCTAAATCTTTTTGAATAAAATTCTTTCTCATAATAATTTGCAAACTTAACTCTATTTGACTTATATTTTGTTAAAAGATTATATAGCATCTCTAACAAATCTTTCAATAGCAGCACCACCGTATACACAATGATGGTCATTATTTTCACTTAACATTTGGTACCAACCATACTCAGCTGGCCACAATCTTTTTTCTGCGTCGTATTGAAAAACTTTTTCTGGATCAAATTTTTTTCTTGGATGTATTATTAAGTTATCGTTTAGCCACCAACTCCAATCACGGCTTACTGATAGATGAGTATCGATTGTAGTAAATTTATGTGGAATATCGTAAAATGCATTCATTTTAGTATAACGACCACCTCTGATTGAAAAACCAATAGCTATTTGTTCATTGTATGACTGATCAACATATTTATCAAATTTAATTCTTGAACCACAAACAGTATCCCATCTTATTCTAACTACCATATCATATTCTTCTGGCAAATCTCTAACTTGATAAGCGTGTGCTAGTATTTGTTTAGTTGAATGATTTAAAGATTCTACTGTGTAGACAGATTCTGACTTTTTTTGTATTCCAATCTTATATTGTTTAAATTTGTGATGTGGATTATCTTCCACACATTCTGTCCATGAATTATATTTTAAAACTGGCTCTGGATACGTAACGCAGTTTAGTTTTTTTGACATGTCATTCTGCTGTTCTTCCCAAGTTGCATAAAATAAATCAGCCTCAGGCATTGCATTTTTTACATGTTCAATATTTCTCTCTACTTGTCCTCTTACGATTCCAGAAAAGCAAATAGCTAGTTTCATTTAAGTTTCTCCAAATCTTCAGGCGTTCCCATAATGTCATGTCTTATATTTCTATCAATTCCAATATGACCACCTTTTTGTATTAACTTGTTAAACACTGGAGCTATATAAAATTCACCATTCACTCTTTCATTTCTTTCAATCATTTCAATTCCATACTTAACAAAGTTACTACCTTTTTTCCAATAATATAATCCACCAATTGCTAAGTTGCTTATAACTTTTTTTTCTGCAATTTCAGAGACATATTCTTTATCAAGAAGTACATAACTATGAGCTGGACTATTTGATTCAAACACACATACCATTCCATCAAATTCTTCATCGATTTTATTTGGATCTATTTGTGGTTCAAAGTAACAATCAGGAGTAAAAATAATAAGTGGTTCATTATTATCAATATGTTCTTTTGCAAGTAAGCAGGTTGAAAGTGCGCCATCAGTAAGCCCTGGAATAATAATTATTTTACAGTCTTTATATTTACTTCTTAGAACTAAATTTAAATTATGTTCTTTACAGTGGTCTTCTCTAATAATAAAGATTAAATTACAATTATCAGTTTTGACAGATTCAAGAGATCGATCTAATATTGTTTTTCCATTAATCTCTATCAAAGGTTTTGGTACAGAATATCCTGCATCTATGAATCTTTGTCCATTACCAGCAATCGGTAATAATAAATTAGTTTTCATAAGTTAGTACCTTTAAAGTTTGTTGATGAGCATTCTCTAGCGATTTTTCAATATCGTCCACATTTAACATGTTTGAAATAAAACATGCCGCAAAGGCATCGCCAGCTCCTAACACATTTATATTATTCTTAACTTCAGTTGTAAATGAGTATTGTTTCTCTCCATCGGTGCACATACTTCCTGATGGATAATGAAGAATCACATGGCCTCTAGTTAATTTTGCAAGTTCTTTTACATCCATAAATAAATCTTCTTCAGATATGAACAAGTAGTCAATGTACTTTATTTCATTTATAATATCCATTTTACCTGCAGTAACATCAGCAGATATTTTTCCATTTAAATTTTTTATGAATGAAGTATCTTTTAGTTTATTAAGATATAAAATATGATGCCAATGAGCATTAATGATTTGTGGTTTTGTGGTTTTTAAATTTAAGTTGCCTCTACCAAATCTTTGTGAAGATGTTTCGTTAATTAAAACTACAGCCTCACCAACTGCACATGGCGATAACTTATATTTAACGTTAGTATCAATAACGTTTAATGCATTCCAGAAGTTTGCAATAGCGCCTAACGAAATTTCTTCTTTAAAATTCCTAATTATTCTATCAACTGTAATATGACCATAAACTGCTAAATCATATTCATACATTATATTACCTCATTTCTGCGGTCGATTGCTCCAGTTTGTCAAGTTCAATAACTTTATCTATCGTTGTTCCACTTATATAATTTAGCGTCTGGCAGACATCATAAAGTTCCACTATACAACCTTCACCACCTTTTCTTTTTAATTTTATAAACGCTGCATCTCTTATAGTCAAAGGTGAATCACTTGGACATGCGGTGTATAATAATTTTTGAAACATTTGATAATCAAAGTAATCATCGCCTACAAACAACATCTCATTGTATTCTACTTCATACTTATTTTTAAATTCATTAAGCCAAAGTGATTTATCTAATCCATCTTGTTTATCTCTTGTGCAATAAAAATCAATATTTCTTTTTTCTGCCATAGTTTTATTATAATTATCTCCACTTATCATAATAACTTTTACACCAGCTGCGCTAAACCTTTTTATTGCAGTGAAGTCTTTGCACATAAATTTTTTGTAAATTGGTCTGTGATCTATATCATAAACTTTTGTGCCGTCGGTTAGAACACCATCAACATCAAGTATCAATAATTTTAATTTCATGCTTCTACTTTTATAACATATTGTGTCATACCTTTTCGATTCATACCAAAGTCAGTTTGCAAAACAAATTCATTAACTGCCTTAGTCACACCAGGTTTTTCCCATTTTGCATCAGGCCAACCATAATCATCACCAATAATTAAACCTCCAGGTTTTACTATTTGTAAAGCGTTATTTAAATCTTTCTTGCACTGTTCATATGAATGGTCTCCATCAATGTAAATCCAATCTAACATTTCAAAATTACCGTGTCCTTTTGATGCTAAGTACTTTTCAAAGAAATTATCAGAAGTTTCTCTACAAAGTTCAACTTCTTCAAAATCTTTAAATCGAGATTTTATATCGTCAAATACTCTATCATAATATTTTTGGAAACCTGCTTCTGCAATTTCACCTGTTATTGGTTGATACTTTGCTAGCCACTCTTGATAACTCATTTCTGAATTTTGTTTGTAAGGTTCAACTGAATATGGATCTATCATATAGAATTTTTTTAAACCTTTTTTTAAAAACTGTGTAGAAGTGTTTCCCATCCAAACACCAATTTCTGCACCAATTGTATTTTTTTTGATTAAATGCATAACGTGCACCGCGTCTTTATTTGTATGTGTTGCCATCATAATTTACACCATAAATTTTTTGCTACCATTACTAACAGCTCTTACCATGTGATGTGATAAGTAGCCACCAACCTTATTATATATGTGTATCTTTTCAAATGGCATGTATAGTTGAGCTAAATGAAACATACCTGAATCGCTACCAACATGAAAATCAGCATTAACCATGGCTAATCCAATATGAGCGAGTGAAGTTTTAAAATTTCCTTTGCCTTCGCCACCTACATATATGACTTCTCCCTTGTACTTCGAGTGTATTTTTTCTTGAAGTAAAGGTGAGAGAGTTCTACCTGCATCTGTTGAATCCCACTGGACGGTTATGTATTGATCCGGTAACCAATCATTAACTATAGGTTTTAACATAACAGGTTTTTTTAAGTATTGCGACATCTCTAATGGAACTACTGTTTCATTAGGGTGCATGTGCAATGTATCTTTAAAATAATAAATTTCTGCATCAATTCTTTTCTGTTTTAAATATTTAAGCCACTCATCTTCTGGTAAGTTTTCTACTGGCCACGGCTGAACATATACGGTATTTTTTGGAAAAAGATCTAATATTTCTTTCCATGACTTTTTCTTCTTATCTGAAATTTTACCGCCAGCCACACTCCACTTGTCATCAGTTAAATGTAAAGTTACTGGCGTGTTATGAAATTTACCATATTGGTATGCACAAAGTACACTTTGTATTCTATCACCTAATCCTGGTGTAGTATATGGTCTATCACCTGATCTTATACTTTTGGATCTTAATGCTATATGTTTCAATGACTTTTCTTTTCTGTAAAATCGCTACCGAAATAAATGTCTATTCGCTTTTTAGTTTCGTGTCTTAAATCGTTAAGTTGAGTAATTAAGAAAGCAGTATCAGACTCTTTCTTACTATATCTTTCTACGTCTTTTCTCTTAACATCCTCTAAATCCCATAACTGTAAGTTTATGGCTTTGATTATATTTAAGTAATAATTATGGCCATCGTCTAAATCAATCAACCTATGATGATAGTTTGTTAATTCATTTTCAACGTCTAATCCTTTTTCTTTTTTAATTTTTAATATTGATAATCTATCTAAATAGTCACCTACGCTTATTGCAGTTGCAATTTTCATTGTACAATCTCCATCAATTCTTCTACGTTTTCACCACCATTTGGTAATTTATCTTTAAGAAAGAAATGTACAAAATACGCTTCTTTTATATTTTGATCTGGTATGGCTGTATATAATGCATTCCACTTCCAATCTAATTCTTGCTGAATCATGTTTTCTTTTTTAATCCAATAGTTTAATAAAGTTTGATCTGTGCTCCATTTCCAAGGACCCATACCATCTACAAATTTCTTAAACTCAGGCCTTGTTACAAAATCTTTACCAGATTGACGTTTTCCATTCGATCCAATTGGTAAGTATTTTACAAATTGTCTATTCATTAGCATAAGACCCATATTATAAAAATGTCCACCAAAGTTATTCCATTTCCAATCTACGTCAGTTAAAGACCTGTACTGCATATTTGTATAGTTCATTAATTTTTGTTGATACCAAAGCATGATTGGTGCAGTTCTTTCGACTACACCTGCAAATTCTGTTTCATCAGACATTTCGTTAAATATATTTGGAGTATCTGGTCTTATCCAGATGTCAGCATCAATTATGCAAATTTGATCATACCTGTCCCAATAATCAAACGCATTTTCTTTTTCATAAATTGGTAAAAATCCACCGTACTTCTCATAAGATTCTGTGCTTCTGTTAGATACAAAAACGTCTGGTTTAATTCTCATAATAGGTTGAGTTTGAACTATATAATCAACTCTATTTCTTACGTTTTCTTCTTTATTAATTTTTTCAGCATAAGCTTTTACAGATGCTGTACAATGATCGTAAAGTTTTGATCGTTTACCTGTATAAACTTGATATATTAGTCTTTTCATCTTCTAAAAATTCCTAGTAAACTATTTGTCCTATGATGTCTATTTATGATTTTAAAATCATTATTAAAAAAATTAAAATCTTCTTCTATTATTTGAGTTAATTCTTTTGGAGATATTTCAAGAGGATCTAATTCTCTCATTTTGTTTTCAGCACCAGTGGCAAGTTCTATACAAAGCATACCATTTTTGTTAACTTGATCCGTCCACGTTTTTAATGCTTTGTAAGGATCGTATGAATGGTCGAGTGAGTTACTATATACAATATCAAACTTACCTACATAAGATTGTATTTGTTCGTGAAAGTCGTGCTGAATAGTGTTGGGAAATTGTTTTGCAGTGTGTGATATTTCTGTACCAACAATATAGTACAATGAAGGAATGGCTTTTTTAAACATGTCGAGCTCAGCGCCATTCCTTGTACCATGACAAATAATATCTTTTGCGTCAGGCTTGTAATTAGCTATTATGTCAAATACTTTTTGATCTGCCCATACGTTCTTAATTTTACTTACGTTACCTTCGGTTTGCACTCTAACATATTCTTCATAATCTTTATACTTCCAAAGTTTCATAACAAAATCCTAATTTATTTTTTCTTTGCTAGTGCTTCCTTACCATAGAATGCAGCAACAATAGCAGCAACTGATACAAAGTATACAGCTGCCATGTCTCCTAGTATCTTTGCAGCATTATCGAGACCGAATAATGTTGCAGTAATAACAAAAGTAGGGTAAAGTAACATACCACCAAGAGCAAACCAAGCCATATTTCTTTGTGCATCTTGTTTTTTATCTTCATTTTCAAGTTGTATCAACTTTTGTTCCATTTCAAATTCTTCATCAGTAA